CCTGAACCTATTATAATTGATTTAGGTTTAATGAATGCGTAAAATCCTGTTATGTTAGGTCCTCTAAGTGCTGATGTATAATCAACTAAACACCCTGAACTTCTTTTACCGTCCCATCTCATTGCAGTATATCCACCTGTTAACTTTAAACCTGTTCTAACATCAGAGTTTCTAAAGTTAAAACCAACAAAATCACCATTCGCAACAATTGTTGGTTTCCCACCTTCTTTACTTGATGGTGTTGATTTTATTGTTGTGGTTGCTCCCCCTGTTATATTTGTTTGTCCTCCCCCTTCTTCCGTTGTTTGAGTTTCTTGCGTTTGGTTATTTCCTGAAGTAGATTCACCACTCCCACCCCCACTATTAGAGACATTCCCACCCCCACTACTATTATTTCCATTTTCAGTTGTTGTTTGATTGTTTATTGGTGTTTCCCCGTTTCCATTAGTTTCTCCTGTACCACCATTTACAGACGATTCAGACGACTGAGTTCCTGTTTCATTTGATCCACCTTCAGTTGTAGTTCCTCCTGCTTGTGTTGAATTTTGAGTTCCAACATTTTGATTAGTGGTTCCATTTCCTCCGTTTGTAGTTCCTTCATTTGATCCAGAAGTGGTTGAACCTCCTTGAGTAGAGTTACTTGTTCCATTCGTTTGATTTTGAGTATTATTGGTTGTGACATTCCCACTTCCATTTTGAGAATTATTCCCTTTTTTGTTGTTATTACCAGATCCCCCATTACTTAAAGAACTAACAGATCCTCCTAATATATTAGTGGATCCTGAAGCTAAATCAGATATTGATGATAATGAGTTTAGAATTCCGATAACATTTAACGCAGTTCCTTGAGTAACATTTATTGCCGTACCTAAACCTACTATTTCAGAACAAGGACTATTTGTCCCATATTGTGAAAATATGTTATTAGTCCAAGCATCAAAAGTCCCGTTTGTAAAATCGTTTTGACTAAATGACCCAATTTCGCCATAGTATCCTACTGTAACATTACCATTTATTGGTACCACTATGGTTTTAATATTTCCCGTACAGGGATCAGAGTAACTATAATTATATGTTTGTGCGTTTAACTTAAAAAAATTAAACAAACAGAACAATATAAATATGATAACATTTAGTCTCAATTTTTAAATACTCCTTTCGTGATAAGGCGACTCACCACTCTTGAAGATGCGGTTTCTAACGCTTTCTTTGTTGTTATACCAATAGTTGATTGGTTGAATTTAACATCATCAGAGATGTCCCCCAAAATATTTGAGGTTTTTACTGTACTTGCTTCACCTAATCCTGAACCTACGATCACTTGACTTGTTTCAGCATCTACAAATTTAATTTGTAATCCTAAACGTGTTGTTTGTGTTGTTGTTTGTTGACCATTAACCTTAACTACCTCATCCTCCGATACACTAAAGTCATAAACTTCTATGTATACAAAATACTTAGCCAAGATTACATTTCCTTTTACATCAATTTTATTAACTGAAATTCCTTTATCAGACGCTTTGTCCTGAGCAATCATTCGTTGTTTGATGTCTTCCTTTTCTTCGGTAAATACAAATCTACCTGTGTACTCCAAATACTCAATTACAATGTTTGTCACACCTAAACCTACTCTTTTATCTTTAAGTTCAGGATATAATTCATACAATTCTTCGTTAATACCAATCTTTAATAATTGGATAGGAACTTGTATTGTATCAGTATAATTTGCAACATCATTAATTGATTGTTTTTTTTCAAATTCAGCTTGATATTGTTCAGTCTTAACAGAACCAATACCCCCTCCATTTTGAGGGGGCTGGGCCTGTAAAGTTTTACACCCAATTAATAACAATGGTAATATGTAAAATATTTTTTTCATTATCCTTCTACTTCTTCTTCTTCGTCTTTAGATTTGTTTTTACCGGCAAAGTATTTGTCAACAGATGCAATACCAAAACAACCTAAAGTGATCCATAAAAACCCATCATAAATGAATTGGTTAATTGGCATTTTTTGTCCGTGAAATCCTGTCCAAATATCAACACCAAGACACACCACCATCATTAAAAATGAACCAAAACCTACTATTGATTTTTCGTTTATATCATTTTGATCCATAAACATTCTTACTAAGAATGATTTCTTTTTTGTTTTCTTTTCTGACATTTTGTTTTTTTTTATTTGTTTATTTTAATTGTTTATTACCAAGATTCTTCTTCCTCTTTTTTAGGTTGAGGTTGAGTTGGTTGAGGATTGGATGTAGGTTTCTCAATAATTCTTTCACGAATTACGGTACCACCACCATTGTTTTCAGTTTTTTGTTTATTTTCTTGGTTTTGTTGTACATTAATAGTGATTGGTGCTTGACCTCCATTTTGTTCTGTTTTAGTTTCTTCTTTTGGTTCTTCATGACCACCAAATATTATCGTACTAACCCACACTCCACCACCTGCAATAACAGTAGTAAGTGTTCCGATGATTGTTTTTTTTAGACCTGACCAAGTTCCGTCATTTGCCTCTTGTGTTTCTTCACTCATTGTTTTTTTGTTTTTATTTATTTGTTTATTGTTTTACTATTCTTTCAAATGATGAAACACCATTTTCTACAGTAAGTTTAACTACATATACACCAGGAACTAATTGCCCTAAATCTTTAGTGTAGTTATAAACCCCATTAGGGATTTGCGTATCCAAAATTGTAACTAATTTTCTACCTACAATATCATAAATTGATAACGTAGCGTTTGTAGTTTCTTCAACTTTGAATGTAATTGTTACCTCATCTTGATATGGGTTAGGATAAACTTCCATGTTATTACCATTTAGAATTTCACCACCTTCCATTTTTAACACTTGAAGAATACCATTTGTGGGAGTTAAGGTTAAGTCTTTTGATAAAGTATTACCTGCAAATTTTCTTGTAGTATATAATGGACTTGCCTCCCATAAATTTTGTGGTTGTAAAGCCAAGAATTGTAATGTAACTACTTGGTCACCATCTTTTAATGTATTTGTATTATTTGTTGGGTCAAATCCACCCCAATCAATTTCACTATCGTTAGCATTAACATATGAAATCCATTTCATAGCACCTGCCGAAGAAATAATACCTTTAAATTCTAATAATGTGTCGTCATATTTAAAACCAAACTGTAATGAACTTAACTCCACCCCGTTAGTATTAACTTTAACAGGAAGTTCAACCAAATTTCCAGCTTGTACTGAAATGTGTGGTACGTTTACCTCAATAGATTGTGTAGGGAAATCGTATTCAACTTTAGTGTCAATAACATTATAGATTTGGTTCTCTAAACCAGGAGCCGGTCCAACAACTACTTCAATAGGAGTAACACGAGCCATATGATAACCTGTGCCATTTGCATCACCCGATACCATTACATAATAAACAACTGAATCAGGTTGACCCGGTAATATATCAAATGTAAAGTTAGTAACACCACCAATTGTTGATGTGTAGTTAGTTGGTGATCCGTTAATTGTTGTGTATTCTGATGATGTAAAGAATTTAACATCTTTAGTGTTGTTAGGCCATTGAGTAAATCTACCCGAAACTCTACCAAACACACCCCATACATCAGATATTGTAGTACTATACGATCCATTAACATCTGCAGTGTAGTAGTTAAATCCTGTCATAGTACCGTTACCCAATACCCACTGATTAATTAATTGAGCATCTGTTGATGAGATAACGTTACCTACACCCATAGTATCACCTTGAACGGATAAACGAACATCCCAAAAAGTTGTATCCAATGGAACTGAAATGGCAAAATCACCATCATTATCTGTTGTGTATATAGAGTGTTGTGTCCAAGTATTACCACCTAATGGTTTCTTTTCTAAAGATAAGGTTAAGGTTTTTGCTCCCGTACCCGTTACGTTTGTAAATGTTCCGTGATATGCAAAGTTTACAGGTGTAAATACACCACCGTAGTTATGAACACTTAAAGTAGTATCCATACCATCTTGTTTTGCGGCATATGGTGTGAAAGTTTGAACCCCTGTCCAAGTTAAATTACTTATAGAAGCTAAGTTATTGAATGTGGATGCCGGTGCGTGAGTAAATGTGATTAAAAAATTCTCACCATTTGGTATTGTGTACGTCGCACTTGGTCCTGTATAACTTAAAGTAACAGTAATATAACCATTTGTTGTGTTAGTTATATATTGAAGGTCTAAGTTTGTTGTTGATCCTATCAATGATACAGTTGCATTTGTAAAAGCTACCTTATCATAGAATACTCTGAATTGAACTCCCGCAAATTTTGTTAGTGTAGTGTTTTGTAACGTAATTTTAGCGGTAGTTGTACCCTGAGCAGTAGTCCCTACTTGGTATTGTGATGCGATAATACCCCATAAACCATTAGATGGTGCTGCAGGTACTTGTGAAAACCCAATAAATGGGATAAATAAAAGTAAAGTTAGAATAAATCTAAATAAATTTTTCATTATGTGTTGTTTTTGTTTAGTTATTTTATATCCGAAGATTCTATTAATGTATAAGTGAAAGAATTACCGTGAATATCTTTTGACTTTCTACAAATTTTCATAAATTCCTCAAAGTCGGCAGATTTTTTAAATACTTGACATCCTTCAGACCAATTTTCCACATATGTAGAATCGGCACCTGCTTTGTGAATATTTATTCCAAAAACACCTTCTTGAATTAGTTTTTCGTCATATACCATATCACGGTTTGCATCTCTATAAACTTTAACTGGTTTGTTTTGTCCTAAAGCTTCGTATTTTCCTCCATGTAATCTAATAATGTGAGAACCTCTGTATTGACCTTCAACAAGTCTAGCAACTCCAGATTTATTACCAAATTGTTTAACCCCCTTTGTTCCTGGATCTGTAGTTGCCGGCCAAGAATGAAATTTCCATTCACCATTTTCTTTGTACGAAATAGTTAATAAATCATCAAACAAATTTGTAACTTTATCACCCGTAGACGAGTTCCTAATACCAACGATGTTAACATCGTATCCTTTGTTGTTTACGTCTTCAAACCAAACGTAACCTTTGGCTTTTACGGCAGCCTCAACCTGTTCTTTAGTGTGTCCCATAACTCTTTTATATAATAAGTATCATTTTACTTTAAAAATTTCATTTTTTTTTGTTAAAGTGTTTACTTTCAATTTAATTTTATATTTATAATAAAATTATATATTATGTTATTAAAAAATGGATCCAAAGGAGAGGATGTAAAAACACTCCAAACAAAATTAGGACTTACTGCTGACGGTGCATTTGGACCTGGAACAGAAAAGAAAGTAAAAGAATGGCAATCAGCTAATGGATTAACCGCAGATGGTGTTGTGGGTGATGGAACATGGTCAAAAATGTTCGGATCTACTAAAATTATCAAAGAAGATGTGGTAATTCCTTCAGGTGGATCATTAAATATTGAAAAATTAAAGGGACATATACCTGATGCAGTGATTGCACAGATACCTGAGACTGCAAAAAAGTTCAATATTACAAATAATCTACGTTTGGCTCACTTTTTGGCTCAATGTGGTCACGAATCAGGAGGTTTTAAGGCGGTTTCTGAGAATTTAAACTATTCTGCGGATGGTTTGAAGAAAATATTCGGAAAATACTTCCCTGGTAACCTAAATGAATCATATGCTCGTCAACCTGAAAAGATTGCAGCTCGTGTTTACGCTAGTAGAATGGGAAATGGGGATGAAACCACTAAAGAAGGGTTCAAATTCAGAGGTAGAGGGTATATTCAGTTGACAGGTAAGTCAAATTACACCAATTTTACCAAATTTATTGGTGAAGATTGTATTTCTAACCCCGATTTGGTTGCAACTAAGTATCCATTGGCTTCTGCGGCGTTCTTTTTTGACTCAAACAAATTATGGTCTATCTGTGATAAGGGATCTGACGATGCAACGGTAACTGCAGTAACAAAAAGAGTGAATGGAGGCACAATTGGACTACCTGATCGTATTAAACACTTCAAAGAGTACTATAATTTACTTAAATAACTTGACATACACCATAAAATAGATTAAAATTAAGTATAAATCTTAATAATATGTTTTTTACAGTAGTTTTATGTGTTTTTACACTAGTTTTAATAGTTTTTGGTGTTGGTTTGTACATTTGGTGGAAAAAATTTGGTAAATCGTTCTTTGAGATGGCCAAAAACCTAACTAATATGAATAAAACCATGCTTAACCCTAAAAATATGGGTAATATGAGTAATATGGGAGATATTACTCAACAAATGAAAATAATCCAAGATTTCTTTAAGAAAAAACAATAAAACCCTATTAATTAGGGTTTTATTTCTTTAATAGATACTATTTCTACGTTTTTACCCTTATTTTTGACCGTGATCTCGTTTTCTTGGGGATAAAGTATGTTATTATGTATGGTTTCTTGTTGATTTACCTCTTTTTTAGGTATATTTGCGGTAATTATGTAGTATTTTTCACCCGATCCTGTTGAAAATGAGTGGTTTTTGACCAAATTTGACCTATTTAGAGCGAAATGTGACCCAATTTTGGTCATATTTATGTCTTTTTTATCATTTACAGACACAATTCGGTATGCTTTTATCGTTTCTGGTAGGTCTTTTACCCTATTTATGTGGTATTCTAGCTCATTTTTAGCGTCTTTTTCACTAAAATCCATCGTTTTTAGGTCGTTTAATAGGACTTTTTTGTGTATTATTTCACTTAAAATAGGTAAAATATCCATATTTTATGATTGTTTCTTCTTAGGTTTTATCTCAACCTCATAAGGACCTGTGGTTGACTTACTGGTATCATATTTCCAAATACTAATTGAGTCTTCAGTTTCGTAAATTCTCTCGTATTTCTTAGTTTCTATAGGTTTTTTCTTTTCTGTCATATACAAATATACAAAAATTATTTAAATTGGCAAAATTTATTCTTTATTTTCCGTTGGATCTTCTTCATTTACCGTTTTAGACTCCCCATTTTTCTTCTCTTTTTGTATTTGGTGAAGAATATAACCTGAAATAGTGAATTGTATTGATGCCCACATTATAATATCGGTCATTGTAAGGTCAGGATACTTCTTTAATAGAAAAAAAACCATACCCCATTCAGCAATAATGAACGCAATCCCTGATTCAACACGTTTTTTGGCGAAAAAAGAAGGTGTGGTTGAGTATAATTTAAGGATCTCCATAATAAATCTCTTAATATTTGTCCATCCAAAGAAGTATTTTTTGTTTTTCATACCTATAAATATCTTAATGCAATAAAAAAGGGACAGTAGCGAATTGTCCCTTTAGTTTGTTACCTTAACGGTAACGATCCTAAGCAAAATCTTACTCTCCTTTAGCTAAGTTAATACATTGTTTAAGGTATTCTTTAGTTCTTGGTGATGGTGTATACTCATCGTCTCTTGTTTGGAGGTTTAAAACTCGTTCAATATCCTTAACTAATTCGGTTCCGTGTTCATTTTCTTTATATAACTCAATTACTTTATCCATTGCTTTATTACATTTTTGATTTGTTTCATCAAAATAGTTTTTATTTCTGAATTTATTCAAATTATTCATCATTTCATATGCTAAATGGCTACCACCATCTTTCACATCTTTAAATAATCTAATGTTATTTAATATACCTAAAGTATCTACCATTGAATTAACCCCATTTCTTCTTTTACTTACTCCAGGTGAGTATCTGGTAAATTCATCTGACTGACCAACCATCTCATCTAATGAAATTGTGTTTTCAGGTAAACAAGTAGGTCTAGCCTTTTTCTTATCTTTTACTTCTGCATCGTTCTCTAAAAGAGTACGTCTTATAATGCTTCTAAGTGTGTTTTCATTTAAATTATTTTTTTTCATAGTGAAAAGTTTTTCTATAAATATATTTCAATTGTAAAGTTTATAGGTATTTATATAAATAAATATATAAATTTACACTAATGTCAAAAAATATTGTTGTTTTAACTGAGTCAGACATACAAAGAATTGTTTTAAGTATATTAAAAGAAACTAATGAATCAAATTTTTTATATGAAGATGAATATGGTTCAGTAGAAGAAACCAACTTTATTATTGGCGATTTAATAACCGAAGCGGAATATCAGGGAAGAAAAGTTCAGTTGGGTAAGATAATGCAAGGTGACATTAAAAAGTCCAAAGTATATGTTAAAAATGATAAAGGTAAGGTTGTTAAGGTAAACTTTGGTTTTGGTGGAAAATCAGCCAAAGGTAAAATAATGAGGATTAAGAAGAATAATCCTGAAAGAAGAAGATCATTTAGAGCAAGACACAATTGTGATAATCCCGGCCCAAGATGGAAACCAAGATATTGGGCGTGTAGAACTTGGTAATGATATGTCAGTGATAATTGAAAGAATCGTAAGGAAAAATCTTATACAATATATTAACGAAACTGAAATCAAACCTTCTGAGTCGGCAGTTAAGAATATTTGTGATGCTGAAAAGTTTTGTAGTGCTCAAGGTAAAATAACGTTTGGTCAATTAAGATTATTAGTTGAATCTGCAACTAAGAAACGATTATATAAACATATTGGAGAAGGGGGTTATAAGGCAGTGTTAAGATTATTGCCTTGGTTTTTACCTCAATTATCTATCGCTGGTTTTACAGGATCAATTATTAGAGCCGCAAATAAAATATTAAGACCAACTTTAGAAGAAACTACAAACTATAGAACTTGGTGGGGTAAGACTATTATGAGATCTTTTGATTTAGCTGAAGGGGAATTAGGGGTTACAGATCCATTAACACAAATATTCTTTATATCAGATGGTCTATTAACATTAATGGACGATAAAGTTAAAGTTAAATTTGCAAGATACGTTGCTGAATTAGCTTCAGAAATGCCTGACGATCAAGAAGTACCTGAATACTTTGTTGAAAATGAATTAAGACATTGGCTTAACGATAAATTCTTACTTGATCCCCCGTTACCACCAAAAAGGTTTTAATTTTCACCACAAAAACAAGTATTTAATAATTCCATATACTTTTTTGTAAAAGACACTTAAATTGATTAGTATAATCAACATTATATAATATTTATTGATATGAGTTTTTTAGATTTAAAAATAAAGTCGTTATTAAATGAGAATAATAACAAGAGAGAAGAAATTAGAAAAATCGTTAGAGACATTATTTCAATCTTTAAAAAAAACGATGAGGGTGATTTTTATTTACCTGAAGAGATAACTGATGAACACTTTTATGATTTTGATAAAATTGATGCACTTTTAACAATTGAATTAAAAATTACTATTAATGATGAAATTGACACTTTTGAGGTTGATGCGGATTGGATTTCAAAAGATGATGTTATAGAACTTAAAATAGAATATAATTCTGAAAATAAAAAAAGATTATTATATGATTTAATTGGTGAATTAAATGAAATTATCGCACACGAAATTAGGCACATTGATCAAGATACAACAGGGTCATATAATACAAAAGTTAGTAAATTACTAAAAACAGAAAGAAAATATTACACAAAACCACATGAGTTAGACGCTCAAATATTTGGATTTAAAAGAATATCTAAATTAACTAAAACTCCATTTGATGTTGTTGTAAAAAGATGGTTTAATACTCACCATAATTTACATCAAATGGATGATAAAGATGTAAAATATGTGATTAAAAAAATTATGGATTTTAAAAAAGAAAAAGGACTTTAAGATCTGAACCTTTCAATAATCTTTGTAATTAATTCTGTTAAAGTCGTAGAAGATATTTTAACCGCCAAGTAACCTAATATTATTTTAGATAAGACCGTTATATCGGAACTTGTTGCTCCACCACTCATATCCAATAATTTTGATAAAAAAGGAATAATAAATGTGTATGCTAACATACTAGATATTTTATGACCTGTAACTTTTAAACTATCAACAAACGATAAGAAAGTATTTTTTAATTCATCTGTTTTTTCTAACATTTCGTTAAAAGAAGTAACTAAACCACGTTCTTTAATGATACCTAATAATTTACTTAATTTTTCTTTATTAGATGTGTAGTAAGTAACCGCACAAGCAATTGACAATAAAGCCAAATCTTGATTAGTCAGTTCAGGGTTCTTACCTTCAAAATAATTAAAAACAGGTCTTGAGAATCCTCCAATTGCTGCCCCCCATGTAAATAAGAAACTAAAATCTAATTTAGTATCTTCTTTTACAGACCTAACTATCTTCTTAATAAACTCTTTAGAACGTTTAATTTCATCACCGATTATAGATTTACTACTCTCTAATAATAATTTTTTATATTGATGTTCTGTAATTACAATCTTCATACTGAATAATAAATATTACGATATATTTATTATTATGGAAAAATACGTAAAAAACGCACCATTAGAAAAAGGAGACACGGTTGTCTGTATTAAAATGCAAGATGAATATGGTGTTCCTGGTGGAGTACCGGGGGTTGTTAAATCTGTTGCAAATGTAATGGGAGATATGCAATATTATGTTGAATGGGACAATGGTTCTAAATTGGCTTTAATTGAAGGTGTTGATAAATGGATGAGAGTTGTCCAAGATAACACAATAGAAGAAAGTTTTTTTATGACTAAAAAAGGTCTAATAAAAGAATCAAAAAAAGCATCTGAAAAGTTTAATGATTTATCTGAGTATTACGACATACGATTGATTAAAAAATTCCTTGACGCTTTAAGACTCTCAAGTGTTACTAATATGTTCCAAGCGGGCCAGTATCTTTATTTAGGTAAAGAAAGAATTGAACACGAACACAAATATAATGAATTTAGTGATGATACTCAGGAAGCATTTGATGAAGTCTTAGATATGGCAGAAGAGGTTAGAGATGAAATGATACGAGGGGCATTTAGTTCTATTGATGATATAAATCAAGGTAATGATAATGATGACGAAGACGAACTTGATCGTAGATATTTAGGTAGTGTGGAAACTAAAATGAGAAGAGACTCTCAAGATCTTTTAACTCTTTGGATGCAATTAAAGGGTAATTCGGCAAGATTGAGATAATTAAACTATTTATAATAAAAACAAAATTATGGCACAATATTTTTTTAAGATGACAAATGAGGAAAGAACTAATATCCTTGACCAACATAAAACAATTTATGATGGGTATGTCACAGAATATGCACAAGGTGAAAACAAACAACCTTTATATGTTCAGGATTTCGCAAACGATAAAGGTGGGATCACGGTGAACAACAAAGGTGAGGTTAAACCTTATACAAATGTGGGAATCAATGAATCTATAGATGGTAGATTAGACATGATTGGAGATGGAGATGACGATCTAAGAAATGGTACCGTTGATTTCTCAAGTATTGACAATGATGAAGATGATAGTTATATATCATTAGGTATGACTAACGATGATGATGAAGATGAATACGATCATAGAGATTTAAGTATGTATAACCCATATGATGGTAATAAAAACTTTGATTTTGATGATGAAGAATCTTTTGATATTGAATTAGATGAGGTTGATGATACAATCTTAGATCTTAAACCTGAATGGTCTGATGAAGAAGAAGGTATTGTTAATGATATTTATAATGACAATTTTGATGAGGTTGATGAAGAAGAAAAAGATGGTTTCTTGAATAAGTTAAACGAATCTTTAGATATGTTTAGGAGATTTAAAAAATATAACTAATGGAAATTAGGGAATTGGTGTCATATTATGTTTATGAAGACACAAAAAGAATTGAGGTGACGTTTAGATTAACACTTGATTCTGAAGATGAAGTCAGAAATGATATTATTAATTTAGAAGAAGCTGAGGAATTCGGATATAAACTAATAAATGATAATAATGACTTCTTCCAATTTGATGATGAGGAAGAAGAAGATTTTGACGATTTTATTGATATGGATGAAGATTTATTAATAAATTTCTTAAATGAGTATTATATTGTAAATCCAACTAAATTACCAAAAACAGAAATATTATAAAAGAAAATAGGTCCCATTAAGGACCTATTCTTGTTAATGAATATACCACAGACCTTCTAGTCCCATCAATCCATTGTCCTGACGTTCTTACAGTTAATGATTCGTTAGAGTCATCAAGGATCTTCCAAATACGTCTTGTACTCTCACAATCAAACACAATATTACCCAAATCATATGCGGTACGTTGTCCTTGAACAAAATAGTAGTACTCAGTTTGCCAATTAGTACCCCCAAATTGATTTTGAACAGGGTCAAAACGAATCATACTATAATCCATATGTAATTTAGTCTCACCAACAATAATTGCACTTAATACGGGTATTTCTGTATTATCGTTATATACTGATCCTGTCAAGTAAGTACTATCTTGTGGAGATGGTTCACCATCAGTTTCTTGGTAAGTGATTTTATCAATCACATACTCACCACTCAAACTTAAAGATTTAGGTTCAGAATACTTCAAACAAGAAGTAATAAATGGTATAATCGCTAAAATAAAAACTAATCTTTTCATATATCTTTTTTTACAAATATACAAATATTTTTTAAAGTACGATAACATTAATGATTATATTTTACTTTTTTTGCTTATTTGAATATTTATTATAAAACTTATTACTTTGGAACGTCTTGATGATCTTATAATGTTAATGAAAAAATTTACTTATAGTGATAGGAATGGTGAATTAGGAGAACAAGATGCGGCACCTGCGGGTGGTGGAGGAGGGGCAACATACCCAACCGTAACAAAATGGGAAACAGGGTTAACAAGAAGCGTTGCAAATACTCTTGATGCTAAAGTTACTTGGTCATCATTATATAAAATAACAAGAGGTAAAGGTAATACCTTAATTTAAAACTAAAAAAATATGAAAAAAGTATCATTTGATAGTTCAGGAGAAGAAAAGAATCGAATCTTGGAAATGCACCAAAAATCAACAGGTAGACAATACCTTAATTTAATTAAAGAAGAAAAACAACAACTTAATGAATGGATTTGGTGGGCGTTAGGCGGAGCAGCATTAATTGCTGGTGGTATTCAGGCTTACAATTGGGAAGGTACTGATGCAAATAAATCAGTAAAAGCGTTACATGAATCTTGTAAAAGTTCCAAATTAGGTAAACCATTACAGAGTGGTAGTGAACTTGAAAAAATTGCAACTGAAATTGGTGATGCTCTTAGAGAAAAAACTATGGGATTTATACCATCAACTAATGAAGAAGGACTTAAAAGTGCATTATCAAAAATAAAATCAATTCCCGATTATTGTAAAGTAGCTTCAGAATATGAATTAAAGTATGGTGAAGATATGTATGAAGGTATTGATGGTGATATTGATTTTGGTGATTGGGATTTATATGTTAGACAACCATTAACAAACGCAATTAAAGCAAGTACTAAAATTAATGATGACGCTGAAAAAGGTGGTGGTGGTGAAGAAGATAAAGATGAAAAAGGTACGGATGAGGAAGGTACAAAAACTACAAATGGAGACACTATGGTATACAATAGTTGTTCAGGTACTTATAAACTTGGTTGTAAAGACGAAGATGATAATGTGGTGTGGCAACTACAAGGTTGTTTAGGTGTTAAACAAACAGGTAAATTTGGTCCTAATACTGAATCATCATTAAAACAAAAAACTGGTAATACATCTATTGACGAAAGAGAAGTTTGGACGTTGTGTAAAGATGAAGATCCTGGAGATAAATTATTCTAAAAATTAAAAAAAAACAATATGAACATAAGTGAAGAAATAAAAAGAATGATGTCCCTTCTTGAGTCTGAGATGGGTAACGTAAAACCTTTAATAACCGAACAAGAAGAAGTACCTGTAATTACGGTAGATGGGCCTGAAGGTATATTAATGAGAGCAATTAACACGGGTTGTTGGACAAAAAAAGGATATACTTTTAGTGATGGGAAACCAATTACCCCCAATGCTCAGGATCAAATTTCTAAAGTTAACGCCAATTATCTTTACGCAATAAATAAAATTGACCCTAATATTAAAACTGGAGATCCGTTTGTTAAACTTAAAGCTAATGGAATTGACGTTTATATGTTTGGGACAATAACAACTAACCCACAACACCCTGGATCATATCTTGCGGTTGTAAAAAATATAAATGCACCACAACAAACCACGGCAAACCCTAACCCAAATCAAAACTATTTAGAGGCTCATGGTTGGGAGTGTTCTGAATTTGATGTAACTCAAAATTTGGCGTCACAACAAAATAATTTAACTGCTGACCAACAACAACAAATTGAAACTTTGGCAAGTGCTTTAGGTGTTCAAGATACAGGATATACTTTTAAGACAAAAAAACCTGAGGATGAAAAAAATTATATAAAAATAGATTTAGCAACAGGTATGGGAACGGATGGAGTTAGTTATCTTGATAAGTTTAATTTAGCGGACAGAATCGGACCATTTAAATCACAACCAGGTAAATTCTTTATATGGTCAAATGTTGGAACACAAGAAAAACTTTATGATATTCCAGTAGAGGTTGAGTCGTTCTTATCAACTCTTGGTTTCACAAGAACAAGACCAAAACCTGGAACTGCAGAAATTAGAAGCGAAACAACATTAAAAGCATTATGTGATGGACAAGGAAAAGCATATTGTGATCCGGCAGTTATGGATTATATTAAAACTGATGGAGGAAGACGTATTTGGAAAATGAGTCCAGAACAAGCAAAGGCGGCTGGAAATGTTTCATATAAAGATATAGTTGCACAACAAAAAGAATTAGGAAGAGGTGGAGCAAAACAAGGATTGAAAGATCTTGACAAACAAAAGGCAAATAAACCGGCTTGTCAAGCGGCAATACAACAATTATCAAATTGTGAAAGATATGGTACGGATGAAGATTGTGCGGAAGCGTTAGGTTTGGCTGGAGTTGATGCATCATATGCTCAAGTATTAGATGATACCAAAAAATTAGTAAGAACCTGTGTTCAAAACGAAGTTGGTTTAGGTATGTTCTCAAAAAACCTTAAAGATCAATTATCTCAATTACAAGGATCAACAAGTCCTTATGGTTTAAGAGTTGCGACAACACAAACACCAAGATCATTAGAAGAGTCATTAAACAACTCAATTAAAAGTGTTATTAGTGAAACAATTAATAAAAACAACAACAAAAACTTAGATTCAATTATCAAAAAGAATTTACGTAGATACATTAGGTAATACTTGAAAACACTTGTTTGGTGTAGATACCGAATAAGGATAAACCATCTAAAGAAAGGGGGGGCGTTCAATTATCTATCAAAATAGGAACTTCGGTTCCTATTTTGTTTTTACGGGTATTTATTGTATATGTATAAAAAAATTATTAAAACGGAAAAAAAAGGTGATGTAGTTTTAGAAATTCATGATTATCAAATCATATTAAGAATAAAAGATAAAGAATTTTTTGCAAACTACGACTTATTAAAAAAATATAATAAAAAGTTAACGGAATCAAACCCAATTTTATTTGAGGTAATGTTATGGTTATTATTATATAATTTAGATACTGTTAATTTAGAAAATTACGTAAAAATAAAACAAACAGGTAAAGCAATATCCTCATATAGTGGTGGTGCCGATAGTACCGCACTACTTAGTTTATTTGGTGGAATACCAATTCATATATTAAGATCATATGATATAAATTATGAAAATAGACAAATAAAGGCCTGTAATAACGTACAATCAAATAACATCATAACTAACTTTGAAAAAGTTCGTGAATACTATTTAGGTAAGGAAGGATTTAATGTTGGTATTGGTTATGCCTGTATGTATTTACCTATTTTAGAATTATTAGAATGTGATACGATATATTTTGGGGTTGTGTTTGATGATTTAGGGTTTTATTATTCAGATCCTTTTAGTTTTAACGGTAATCTCACTAATAGTAAAACACATAAAATTAATAAAGTTTTAAAAAATTTTGACATAAAAATTAAATTTCCTTTAGCTGGTTATAGTGAGGTATTAACCACAAAAATTGCCGATGAATCGGATATAAAAAATTTCAGTAGTTGTCACACTTTAGGTGATGAGGATAATTGTAATTATTGTTATAAGTGTTTTAGAAAACAAGGGATAAGAGGTAATAAAATTGATTTAACAAATCCTAAGACGATGGAAACTATTATGAAGGTACTCAAAAAACAACCAATTAAAATGGCGTCATCAACAATATGGGGGATTCAAAATGCCGGTTATAAAGGTACTTATTTTAGTAGATTTTATGATGTGGATGTTAGTTGGTGTGAACGTATTAACTCTTATTATAATAATGAATTTGGTATATCCCATAAACCTAATTATGAATTTCAAACGGAGAACGATTTAAAATCAATTACGAATTTTGTTAATTTCATAAATAACAAAAAATTATATTTATGAAATTAGTTTTAATTACAACAATGTACAAAAGACATGATTTAACTGACTTTGTCTTTAGTTATTATAACTCATTAAAAAATAAATTAAAAGATAAGTTTGAACTGATTCTATTAGCGTGTGGATCTGAGGGTAGTATTTCCAGTACGATTGCAAAAAATAATGGTTTTAATTACGTTGAATTTAATAATTTTCCCCTATCAGATAAACATAATAAATTGTTAAGTGAAAGTAAAAAATTTAATCCAGATGGTATCATATTAATTGGTTCTGATGATCTTATTTCAGAATCCACTTTTTTAACGTACTACGAATCTTGTAAAAATGGGATTGATTTCTTAGGGTTTAAAGATCTGTATATGTATGATGGAATTTTACATTACTGGGGTGGGTATACAAATAAAAGAATTAATGAAACTGTTGGAGCCGGTAGATTTTTTAGTAGAAATTTATTAGATATATGTGATTGGGATTTATGGGGAGGTTCTAAAATTAATAAGGGGTTGGATTCTTTATGTTATAATAAAATTAAAAATTTAAATATAAAAAAAGATGTTATATTTTGTGATAACAACAAAAATTTTATTGTTGATATTAAGAACGAAAACAATTTAACTAAAATAGAAAACTTTAAAGATTCTTTAAAACAAATTAACAAAAAAACTTTATTAAATCAACTTAACATTGATATAAACTATTTGGATAATTTTATTATAAATAAAGGTAAGTATGATTTATCTATTATCATTTCTACATACAAGAACACTCAATATTTAGATGATTGTTTCAATTCTATTATTGAATCTATTGGGAATAAAAATGTTGAGGTTTTAATCGGAATTGATTCTTGTATGGAATCGTATAATTTTGTTTTAGGTAAAACATATCCATCTAACTTTAAATTTTACTTTTTTAAAAAAAATAATGGTCCATATATTGTTTTTAATTCTTTATCAAAAATATCCAAATCCGATAACATAATGTTTTTTGGTTCTGACGATATTATGGATAAAAATATGGTTGGAGATGTTATTGATGGATTAAATGGTTATGAATGTGTTAAACCTGTTTATGTTGATTTTAATGATGGTGACATTATAAATATAAATAGTAAAAAGTATCTTGGTGAAGGTGTTTTTGGTGTTAAAAAATCAATATTTAATTATTTAAATGGTTTTGAGCCTTGGATGTGTGCAGCCGATTCTGATTTTATGGGACGACTTTATAAAAATAGATATAAATTAAGATATACAAATAGAATAAATTTTTACAGAAGAATACATAAAAATGGACTTACAAGTCGTCCTGATACTGGTATGTCATCACCTTTAAGAGCTCAATATGCTAAATTAAGTAGAAATAAAAAAGTTGCAGGACCATTAAAAATAATGGTAACTGAACCTTATTCATTAATAAATGGTGTGAATTATTTATATAAAATGGTTTATGATAATGATACTCTAAATGTTGTGGATCCTAATTATGAGTTAATGCTTAAATTACGTAAAGAATCTTTGGATAAGGTTTTTAACCATAAAAATTATAGAGTAGCAACCCCCGTTGAAAAAATAGAAAAAAAAATATCATCTATTAATTATGAAAAAATTAATAACTTACTTAATAATAAAGTTATACCAAAACCAATACCTAAAGTGAAACAGGTAATTAATACTCCTGAAAATAAAAAAATTACTACAAATAAAGAAATGGTTAAGTTAACTTTTCCAGGTAAAAAAAATAGGAGGAGTGGTGATAATACGATGAGTTTTGGTAGAAAAATTAATAAATAATTTGACATAATAATTTGTTTATTTTATGATTGGTTTATGTATATAATAATCAAACACGTAAAAACACATAATGACAGGAAATTACCTGTAATTCTATTAGACACCCAAGGAGAAGTGTGGGAATTTGACAATAAAGATAAGGCTCAAGACATGGTTAATATTTTTAACACTAATACCGATTCAGGTCACAAATACGAAGTTAAAAAAGTTTAACAATATGCACCCGTAGCTCAGCCGAATAGAGCAAATCACTTCTAATGATTAGGCCCCAGGTTTGAATCCTGGCGGGTGTACTATTTTTTTTTAAAATATGTTTGGCAGATCCAATTAATTTTGTATCTTTGTAGAGTAATCATTTAAAACCCCCCAAAAAAATTATGAAAAAATTATTAGTAGTTTCAATCGCAATCTTCAGTATCTATTGTTTCTTTGTTAACAGTGATGTCAACAAAGGTATGAGACATGAATTTTCAGATCTTAAAGAAGAAGTTTCTGAAGAAATTAACAAATCTCTTGCCGAGGATAACTCGGTTGGTTCTGGTGGTGACCAAACAAAAGAATTTTCTCCTGAGGCAAAAGAGTACTTCAATAAAGTGGCTTACGGAAGTGAGTTTGATGGTGGAAACTCTTCATTAAAAAAATGGACTCAAGACATTAATATCTATGTTGTTGGTGAAAAACGTGATTATTTGATGTCAGAATTAAACGATATTGTTAGTGAGTTGAACGTACTTATTTCTACTATCAATATCAATATTGTGGATAATGAGTCTGATGCCAATTTTTTCATTATTTTTGGGTCTCAACAAGATTATAACAACTACGATGAAGAGTCTATCGGATTTACTGAACACAATCAAGGTTTATTCATTGCATACGGAGGTGAAAATTTAACAAAAGCCACAATGTATGTTGATATTGAAAGAACAAGTACTAATGACGGTCAAAAACACTTGTTACGTGAGGAGTTAACCCAATCATTGGGTTTGTGTAACGACTCTTATGACTACCCTGAGAGTATCTTCTTTCAAGGGTGGACTGAGACCACTGAGTACACAGATATTGACAAAGAGTTGATCCAAATGTTGTACAACTAAAAAACACCCCCTGTAAAATGGGGGTTTTTGTTTTTGTTGATATTTATTTAATAGTATGAAGATAATTGTCACGGAAGAACAAATAAAAGAGATCATAAATAATGTTTATGGTAATATATTATTTGAGCAAACTAAACCGGTTTCTAAAAATCAAACTTATGCAACAACTCAAGATAGGTTGTTAACAAATGAGCGGAATTCAGTAGTGGATAAAATTGTGAACTTAAATGCTATTAAAGATACTGTGACGGGTGCGGGATTAAAAATACCAAAGGGTACGACATTTACCGCACATCAAAATGGGGATAAAAAAATTATAACCCCAACTTATACTGCCTCAGTGGATAGAATTACAAATGGTAAAAATAAACCATCAACTATCTATTATTGTAATGGTACAAATGCTGGTAAATTTTGGAATGATGCCTCAAAATCGTGGTATTACGACAAATCAAAAGTATTATCAGGTTACCTATCAAAAAATTTGTGTACTAAATCACTTGCGGATCAAAGTTATTGGGAAAGTAAAAAAATTGACATTAAAGGTCAAAGAACTCCGGTTCAAATTGCAAATTTCTTAAAGACCTCAAACACATTGGATGATAATGAACCGGCAATTGAATTGGCTTTTTCTGAAATTAAAACATGGGAGAGATACAATTTAGTGAAAAAATATTTAGGACAGGATCCATACAAGTTTGTATCACAATTTATAGATGCAAGAGAAAAACACGGTAATATACAATCTGTAACAACTTCTTACAGTATTTTATCTAAAGGTACAACATCCGATCAAAATAAAGAATTAGATCCATCTAAATTTACATCATGTCCCATTAATTTAACTGCAACACGACCAGGAGGAACTAAACAATATTTGGGAGCTATAAACTTTATGAAATTCTTTAATGGGCCATTTGGGACACCAGGATCCGACCCAAATTTAAAAAAAATACCAGATTTTGGATGGAATCTTAATCCCAAAACTTATCCCTACCCAAAATATTATTCACAAGAATGTTTGAACCAATCAAAAAAAATTATGTCTAATTTTTCGGATATACAAGAAGCCCCAATTGAAAAGGTTGATTCTATAGATAGTGAAACAACTAATGTTGTTAAAATTCCTACAAAAATTGCAAACATTGCTGGTAATGATATCAGGTATTCAGGTTTATATAAAAAAAAGGATGATCTTAAAATAATGTCAGATTTCAACCAATCATTATCAAAACAAAAAGAATTGATACCTAAGTTTTGTAAAACACCATTAGAGCGTAAATTAAAAAAAACTAATATTAATCCTAATGATTTTGCACAGAGTGATCCTAAACCTAAAGTAATTAGTATGTATACTCTATGTAAAGATTACGGTGGTTTATGGGTATATGGGGCTGGTACTTCATCATATACTTGTGGATGTAGAGATAATTTAAATCCGGCATTAACAACCGCAATGAAAACAGACAAAGGAACGTTTAATGTAAATAACGAAATTCAAATACAACAAGGATCCATAAATTGGGGTAATGTGAATGCAAGAACGGTATTATGGGGGGCGGCATCACTTGCATCGGCATTTATTCCTGTCGTAGGTCCTTTTCTTGCTGCAGGTATTGGGTTAGGTGGTGCTGCCGATTTATGGGCAAACAATGAAAAACAAAAGGCCGCAATTGCTGCTTTCTTTTCTTTACTACCAATGGTAGGTAAAATTCCAGGTGTTGGGACAATAGGTAAAGGTTTTGCTGAAGAGCTGAAAGCGGCAGTAATCAATGGTGGGTCTTTAACTGAAAAAGAATTGGAAACTTTAATAAAGATTATCAATTATGATACCACAATATCAAAAAGTGCGATAGCATCATTGGAAGCTCAAGCGGGAAATAAGGCTTTAAGTGATGCAACAAAACACGTACTAAGTACCGCAATTACAAAAACAGAGGGATTCATCATGGACCTTGCCGGTGATCACACTTATAGTGGTTTAAAAAAAGATATACTTAAATCCACATTAAAAACAACTTTAACTGGGTCAGGTTTATCCTAATATTATTTGATTAATATCAATAATTCAATTATAATACCACTATGGAAGATATATTTGAAGAGATCCACAATGAGTTTATCAACTCTGAGGAATTTATAGCATACATTAAAGAAATGATGGAATCAGAAGAAAAATTATATATCACAAAATAATTAACCATTTTGCCAATTGAAAAAGATTTCGTATCTTTACAGTATGAAAGACACACTACCATATTGTACTACAGAAAAAGCAATCAAAGGTTATGAAGAATCCGTAATTGCAAAACGTGAAACCAACGACTGTGTTGTAAGAGCATTTGCATCTTGTTTTGATGTATCTTACGATTATGCTCACAAATACGTTAGAGAAAATTTTGGTCGTAGAGATCGTAACGGGACATATGGTACCGTAGATAAAATGACCAAACTTGCAGAAAATAGAAATCAAATAAATTACAAAAAAGTTAAATGTATCGGTAAATTAAACAATTACCGTAGTAGACACACTTTGGAGTATACTGTTAACGTAAAGGGTGAAAAAGTTAACCGTAAAATGACTGTGGGTACGTTTACAAAACAAAACCCTGTTGGGACATTCTTTATGTTAGTTAGCCGTCACGCCTTCACAATCAAAGATGGTGTGGTGATCGGTAACCACGAGGATTCAACCAAGAAAAAACGTATATTACTTCATGCGTTTGAAGTAAAATAATAAAAAATATTTTACAAATTGTTTGGCAAATCAAAAGTAATTACATATCTTTGTAAGACAAACAACGGGGGTAGGAAGTAAGAGGTTGGTGTCCTACTCCCGTGAAGAAAGAAGAAGTTCATTGAAATTAAAATATTGTGGTGGTAAGAAACGGGAAACTCGTAAAGTGCATTAACCTGTTGACATAAGATGGTGAAACGAGAGTGTGTGTCAGCTACTTAACTACAAATAAATGGTGTGTGTAGCTCAATCGGAAGAGTGTCGGTTTGTGGGACCGAAGGTAGTGGGATCGTAACCCACCATTCACCCCAAAGAAATAGTCAGGTGGTGGAATGTAGACACATAGTGACACGCACGGCAACCTTGAATAAGTGCACTTTGAAAAGGCAATGCGAATGATGAAGAACACTACCTCACTGTGCGTAGGTAAAATTCAAAGTGTTCATGCAGGTTAGAATCCTGTCCTGACTACAACTAAGGAAGTATATGAGAGTCCTGAATTGCGCACAAAAGATCCCTATTGACATCTCGGAAAGACGAGAATATAGTTAATTAGCTCAGTTGGTTAGAGCAATTCCCTGATACGGAATAGGTCATTGGTTCGAGTCCAATATTAACTACAAAAGGGTAGAATATTCGTAAGGGCCTTTCCTGAAAGATGGCTAGTTAGGCCCGTGTCTACCCTTATTTTTGGTCCCATCGACTATCGGTTAGGTCGTCAGGTTTTCATCCTGGAAAGTCGGGTTCGATTCCCGGTGGGACTACTATATCCAACCAAGATTTACTACGATACGGGTTCATACCTGTGGGTTAGGGGTGACGATCAGGAAAGACTGATAAACTTGGTCCCGTGGTTGAATGGTTACAATTCCACCCTGTCACGGTGTGAGATACGGGTTCGAATCCCGTCGGGACCGCAAAATAATGAATAATTTTCATTGCCAATTGAATTAAATGTCATATCTTTGTTAAACAAACAACGAGAGATATGGAAAACTTGATAAACATTTTGAAGAAAGAGACTGAAACATTAAAAGTTCAGTACATTGCAAAAACTAAAGAGTGGGCAAAAGATCAGTTTGACTCAATTATGGTGAGATCAGGTTGGGATAACCTTCAATGGTGTAACTTTTTCGGATTGACACAAGATGTTTATAACGAAGGAAGACCTTCTGAGTTCAAGTCATTCCCAAGAGGGTTTTACAACTCTAAACAAAGTCGTGAGTACAATAACTTCAAAGACAAAGCGTCAAAAGTTAAACAAATGGGTGTTGAGGGATTCATGTTGGCTGAAGAGAAAAAAGCTGAGTTACACTACGAAGGATCTATCGTGAAACTTGCAAACCGAATTGAGAAAAAAGATTTGATCGTAGAGAAACTTGTTGTTGAGACTTCTCACATCGGTGTTAACATCAACACCACATTGACTGACGGTGAGAAAACGGTAAGAGCATTCACGATCATCGCATCAGGTGAGATCCAAAGACCACACTACAGATATTTAGTAAAATAAAAAATAAGTATTATGAAAAAATTTGAAGATTTAGAGTTTGAAGAAATTAAAGATTCTCCATACCAAATTGGGGTGAAGTGTAAAATGGTGTTTGAAAATGGATACGGTGTATCTGTTGTATGTCACACACATTCATATGGTAGTAAAAATGGTTTGTTTGAGATTGCGGTTCTTGGTAAAGATGGTGACTTAACTTATGATACTCCTGTAACAAATGATGTTATTGGGTACTTGAGCCGAGAAGAAGTTACCAACATTATGGAACAAGTTCAGGAGTTAAAATAATGTTATAATCAAATGGCGGAATTGGTAGACGCTACCCATCTTATTGGGGAGACCGGGTTAAAAACGGTTGTATTGGTTCGAATCCTTTTTTGATTACTTAGGACTTTTATATCATATGGTCCACAATAATAATTAATAATTGGTTAATAAATACTATTTTTACATCAATATTAATTAACTAAAACTTTAAAATTTTATTTACGTTTATATTAAAAACAATAATTATGACATCAGAAATAATTGCCACAATCCTTACTCCAATTATTATATTATCAATATATACTTACTTATTTTTAAAAGATAAATGGTCTAAATGATGTTTTTGGAATATTTATTGTTATAAATAAACTTTTAAAAACAAAAATTATGAAATTTTCTAAAGAACAACTTTTGGGTATTGTAAGACACTCATTAACATTTATCGGTGGTATTTTTATCACAAAAGGACTAATTGATGAAAGTCTGTTGAATGAACTAATTGGTGGCGCAATTGCTTTAACAGGTGCAATTTGGTCAATTGTTGTAAAAAACAAAGCTTAAATTTTATTAGAATAAAAGTAAAACCCACTCACAAGGTGGGTTTTTTTATGTTGGTAATTTTTTACCTTTATTGTGAGTTTTTTCGTTCTCAATTTTTACTTTTAATTTGGGAGTGTAATCTTTAGGTAACTTATTCTTAATCCCCACAAATTCACCCATTTCATTATCCATTCTAATTACAATTTCTTTTTTTTCAAGATCCATCATAATTTGACCTGTTGTTTGCATATGGTACATATTATCGGTTCTATATGGATTTAAAAACGGATCCTCTTTATATTTTTCCTTTAACCTATCAATAACTTCTTGTGGTGTTTTAACATCTTTTAAATGTTTTTTTGCTAAATTCATCCTTGAATGTGATGATTTTTTTTTCTCACCTTTTGTATAACCGGCTTCCTTATGGTAAACACCGTGATTTGTTCTAACAAGAACTTTTTGTTCTTTTTTCAATTTTTTTATTATTGGTGAATGTTTTGATGTCATCTCAACAACATATATGTTGTTTGAATCTGAAACAAATGTTTCTCCTTTTAAACCGACATCTTTCTTATCCTCACCTGAATAACCAACAATTGATTTAATTACTTTAGGTAATGTTTTATATGTTAACGCTTTTCTAATTTTATTACCATCGTATGACAGTCTTTTTTTTGCGGTTTTATCTTTCCTATTTTTTTCTACTTCTTTACCTTCTTTTTCGTCCTGAGAAACCATAAGACTTGAATTAACGATCCCAATACCATATTCGTTCATTCCTTCACTCCAATCGGTGTCAACGTCTCTCCAATAAAGAATTTCCACATCATCTATTAATTCGTGTATAACCTCAACGTTTGATTTGTATCCTCTGTCTCTATTTTTCGCTAAAACAACACCATTATCTAACCTTACCGCAGCGATTGTACACTCTTTTATTAGATCAGGTCTAAACTCCTCAATTAGACATTCATGGATTAAATTTCTCATAATAATAAATACTTGGTTATTTTTTTAAATTGTTGGGTATTTATTAATTATATGTTTGAAAATATGACAGGAATTATTATTGCGTTTATAACAGGTGTTTTAGGGCCTATCCTTTTACTTTACATAAAAAGTAAATTAGATAAGAAAAAAGAAAAACCAGATATGGTTAGAGAAACTCTTCGTGTTAGTGAGTTGGTAACAACAAAAATAGAACACATAAAGGATGAATTTGATGCTGATCGTGTTTGGATAACTCAATTCCACAATGGTGGTAATTTCTATCCAACGGGTAAATCAATGGCAAAGTTCTCAATAATGTATGAAACGGTTCATCCTGGAGTACCATCGGTACAAAGTAATTTTCATAATATTCCCGTTAATTTATTTTCAAAATCAATAAATGAATTATTAAGTAATGACACTATTGAAATTTCAGATTATAAAGACGAAACTATTGCAACATTTGGGTTAAAATATATCGCTGAAGACACAGGATGTAAATCAGGTTATTTATTTGCAATTAAAACAATTGATGATAAGTTCATTGGGACTTTAGGTTTGGATTATACAAAACGTAAGAAGAAATTGGACATGGAATCAATTAATCACCTACAAGTTCACGCAACATCTTTGGGTGGTGTTCTTATGACACATTTAGAACAATAAAATGAAAAATGATTTTATTTTATTAGAAGAATTAGTTAGAATAACAGAAATTATGGGTATCAATTTATTACCCAAAATAACTAATGGAAAAATTTTAAAAGAATCACCGGATTCGGAAGTTGCTGCGGAAATCGCCGCATCAAAAATAATTGAAAATGCAATTGATATTTCAGGACAATCAACTTTACCATATAAACCATTAGATTCTAAATATTTTGTATTACATCACACTGCAAGCAAAAGCACCCCGACTAAAGTTGTTAACAGTTTAAATTGTAGATGGAACAAAAAAAAAGGGAGATGTGATATATTAGGAATTCAATGGGTTATAGATAGAGATGGTAAATTATATAGAACGTTAAAAGAAGGGGCTGAAGGTGCACATCTTAGAGCTCAATATTCAAATATGAAACAAATAAATAATTTAAGTGCAGAAGGTGTTGAAATTATTGGGGAAAACGATGCGGATATTACCGATGAACAATGTAAAACGGCATTATTTTTAATTAAAAAATTGGGGTATTCACTATCAAGTGTATTTGGTCATGGGGAGGTATCCGGTAATAAAGGTCCATCTGAAGGTAAAAAATGTAAGACATACGCTACTAAATATTGGAATACAACTGCAGAACAATGTCCTCCGACAACTACAACTACTACCACTATTCCAATAAATCGTCCTATAAATAAAAATAATGATCAAGACAATACATATGTTAAGAAAAATTTGATAAACCAAAACAAATATTAAAAAATGAAAAATGATTTTATTTTATTAGAACATTTAAAAGTTTTACAACAAAAACTTTCATCCACTGATGTACCCAATAGACCTAAATATCTAAATGAGTCTTCTTTACAAATTACAAATATATCTGGAGAATCAAAATTCAAGGGAAAACAATTTAGCCCTAAATATTTTGTACTACATCATACGGGGGGGAGGGGAACTGCTTCTGACGTTGTTAGAATTTTAAATTGTAGACATTACAATGGTAGTTCAAAATGTACTACCTTAGGAATTCAATGGATTATAGATAGAGATGGTAAATTATATCAATCGTTACCAAAAGGTTCTAAGGGGGCTCATCTTAAGCTTCAAAAAGACGGTATGGGACACGTAACTAATTCAACTTCAGAAGGTGTTGAAATTATTGGATTAAACAATGACGATATTTTAATTAAGCAATGTAAAACGGCATTATTATTAATTAAAAGTTTGGGGCATTCACTATCAAATGTATATGGTCATGGAGATGTATCCACAAATAAAAATGCAAATGAAGGTAAAAGATGTAAGACATATGTTACTAAATATTGGAATACACCTGAAGACCAATTACCTGAAGTTGACGATGAAGTAGGCGTATGGGTGGATCAAAAAGATAAAAAAGATAAAAAAGATAAAAAAGATAAAAAAGATCAAAAAGACAATGTAACCACTACAACTACAACTACTGATACTTCCAAATCTTCCACTAATGATAATAAAACTACTCCCGAAAAAAATGGTTTTCTTGACTTTTTTAAAAACTTTGGAGGTATATTAAAAAAAGAAGAAGTATCAAAAATACAAGAAGACGTACAACGAATTAAAAATTTATTAAAATAATTATTAAACCCATTTGTTTTATCGGATTAAATATACTATCTTTGTGGTATAATTAAAAAGTTCATTAATTTATTAACCTTTAAAACTCCACAAATGAGTGATGAAACTCAAGTATTGGTTAACTATACTTTCTACTATTATGATAATAATGGTAAGAAATATACAACACCAAACTCATCTTTTGCTGAAGCAAGAGCGTATTACTACGGTACGGAAGCAGTATACATAGAAAAACATTAAAAAAAATTCACAAAGTATTTGACAAATTAAAAAAAAGTCCTATATTTGTAAAACAAATCGGAAATGTCCGATAACGTTCTTTGAAATTTTAGATATTATCCGTTCAGGATTAAGTTAAGAACCTTTGGGTTTAAAAGTGAAACTGATAAAGATATTGGGCCGTGTATAGTCCATAAAATAAACTACGAAAGTAGGATAAAGTGAACCCCCAAGTGTAACGGGTTTGCGTCTTAGTGATCTTCGGATCATCAAGGTCAAGTACACAGGCGAGATACCATAAGATCTTTAGTACCGAGGCCAACGGTGTAGGGAAAGTGATTTTATGACGAGGTGATGTGGGTCATCTTGTTGAGGAGGGAACTCCAATAGGAATAACTCGTAGGGATAATGCAAGAATCAATATTTCCAATGTTGTTATTGCGGATCCCAGTACGATAGGGTACTTAAAACCGAAAGGTATGACAACAAACAGGTGGTGCTGACATTGTCCTTGATAAATCTCTACCAAGAGATTAATCTTGAAGTAGTCTTGAAATATTGAAATGGGGACATTTCACGGAGTTGTTTGGTATTTTGTTATTCAAAAGATAATGAAGCTTAAGACGGACCACAACTTTGATCAATCCACGACACAAAAACTTTAATGTTAATGAAGTAACATTTATAAACTATAAAGCAAAAGTGTCCGTCACGATATAACGGAAGTTACCCACCTATTCACTGGCTGTCAGTGGAACGTGATAACCGCAAGTTTGACCGTATTTTTATGAAAAATCTCTAGGTCGTCGAAGACCGAACCAGGACGCAATCTTGGGGAGACAGGAGTAGTAAGAGAGTAGTTATATCGTCAAGGAGTGATTGGTCTAACCAATCGGTAATGAGTGTTACAGGACAAAATCCTGTGGATAAGAGTAGAACCAATAATGACTCAAAAGACACTTACAAAAACTGTAATCTCAGGTTTTTTTTATTAAAACATATATAAGACATTCAGGGACAATTAGTCCCTTTTTTTATGCACTAAAATATAATATTCGTACAACACTAAAGTATAATTTTAATGCATAAAAAAACCCCATCCGAAGATGAGGTTTACATTTGGTGGAGGTGGAGGGTCTCGAACCCTCGTCCAATCTATCCTGTCAGATAAGGACTACACGTTTAGGTTGGTATTTTCTAATACCCCAAAATATTTGGTTTTAATTTGACCAAAAACAAAGTTGATTTGTTCTTCACCATCGTAAATCAACAACCAATGGACGACTCGATTTATGGTTCAATCGTATTCCACCATAAAGACTTCTGTTGCTAGGTTATGTGTCCACCGACCCCCCGTTTCCGTAAACCTCTTAGGCTACAGTAACTTCAGATTCTCTTAGTAAACCAAGAGTTTCCATTTTCGATAAAACGTCGCCGATTGTTTTTGTGAATCAGTTTTTAAGGAGATTAATTCAGTCTCCACGTGCCCTTTGTCTTCAGCCAATACCTGTCAAATCCAAAAACACCCCCATATGTCAAATAACTTATTATATTATAAATACAAAGATAAGTGTAAACCTACAATAATCAAAATTTTTTGATATTTATTTTATATGGAAAAGGGAAAATATAACCCATACGATGAGGATGTTGATATAATACAGGATGATGAGAACGTTAAAGTTGTTAAAACATTAAATTTAAAATCTGCCCAATATTTTGGAACTGATTTTTATGGTAATGATAATTGGAATAGTCACTATAGAAATGGTGATCTATATTTTATAATTAGTAAAAAGGATAAAAATATATATTCTATTTTTAATGATAAGGATGGTAGTGTTATTAGAGACCTTAATAAAAACAATGAAATTGTTACTGTAAACGATTTAAAACGTGCATTTTTATCTTCATTAAAGATATTATCACCGTTGATTAAAGGTGGTAAAACATATGAATTTTTAAAAGAGGTTTCCAAAGGTTATGACCCTAAATGGAATGATAATGGTGACGATCCAATAATTGATGGGATAAACTTCAATGAAAGGAACCCAAGTAATTCTAAGGTTATTATTAAATTTGAAGATGATGAGGTTTTTTTGGACACCATTAATGTTGAGTCTATTGATGATGTATATACTTATAGAACGTTTGTTGGTAATTACTCAGGTCGTGATACTGACACATATGGTGAGGAGGATAGTTGGAAAGAGGGTGAATTTATTGAATACCATTTTAACACTGAAAACCAACGTAAAGCTCTCCAAGTTGCCAAATTTTATGAAAATAGAGATGAACTTAGGAGTAAAAGGAGCATTGCGGCTATTTTAAGTGAACACTTTGGAAGAATTGTTGATGATTTAATTTATGAGTACGCATCCAAATGGCAAAATTGTATTGATGATGTGGTTAAAGATATAATCTTAGGTGAGATTGCTAAACCATTTGATAAATTCGGAATAAAAGAAATAAATAGAGGATATAGATTTGAAACAACTGTTGGAGTATTATTACATTGGTATAGTGATGTTGAAAATGATAAATTTACATTAAGTGAGTTATTAAATAAATTAATTAAACTTTATGATAAGAAAGATAGAGGTTATTGGAATGAGTTAATGTATGAAGTAAATTGTGATGATTGGGACGATAATGTTATGCAAGAGTATTACTCAAAAAGTTTGGACTCAATGTTAGAAAAAATACAAGAGGATGATCGTTTTATTAATATTGATGATTACAATGAAATGTTAGATCATGTTGAAAAAACATATGGGTATGAATGGAGACATACAGAAAAAGATCCAAACCTACAATTTTTAATTTTAAAGGTCCAACCTGAAACTAATAAAGTTTTAGTTAACGTTCATAACGATAAGACCGGTAAATACCATCAAAGACTTTTGGATGTTGATGGTTTATATCAATTGGACAATCAACCCGAATTATTTAACGAAAGAAGAATAGTAAGAAAAAAATTTTTATAATTCAAATTAATTGTCTATATTTGTGTTATGGAACGAAATTATGAATTATTGAAAGAGGTATTATCCGTACCCACTAAAACTTATCAGGAAGAAAGAATGGTTCAATTTATTACAAATTGGTTGACCGAAAACAATATTCCCTTTTATGTTGACGAAATGTCAAACATTTATGCAACAAAACAAACCGATGAAAACATATCATATTTCCCATGTGTGATTGCACATACCGATACGGTACATAACATTGATACAATTAATGTATTTGAAGAAATGTTACCTGACGCTCAGGGAAATGTAAAATTATCATTAAAAGCGTATAACGACAATGACGAACCAACAGGTATTGGTGGTGACGATAAATGTGGTGTGTACGGTTGTTTGGAATTGTTGAATGAACTACCTAATTTAAAAGCTGCGTTTTTTGTATCTGAGGAAACAGGTTGTAAAGGTTCATTTAAGGCGGATCCTGAGTTTTTCACAAATGTTGGTTATGGGATTCAATTTGACGCTCCTGAGAATAATATGATTTCTGAGTTCTTGATGGGAAGAAGTATGTTTGATCGTGATAGTAAATTCTTTGAAGTTGGTGGACGATTGATTACAGAACACTTTCCATCTGATACGAAATATCACAAACATCCTTACACAGACATTTACCCAATTAGAACTATGTTTAACATCCCGTGTTTCAATATATCTATTGGATACTACAACTACCATACAAGAAACGAATATGTGGTCGTAGAGGACACTTACAATGGAATTAAAGTTGGTAAGATGATGATTGAGGAATTAGGTTACGAAAAACACTAAATAAAAAAAGGGAGGTTATTCTCCCTTTTTCTTTCTAACTTTTTTCTTAGGTTCCATTATTACTTTTTCTTCAAGATCAATTATTTGTTCATCATTTTCTGTTTTAACAAATAACCTATAATCTTTGTTTTCTGTAACTTCACCTGTTAAGATTTTTTCAGATATTAAATCTTCTATTTTATTTTGAATTGCTCTTTTAATTGGTCTTGCCCCAAATATCTCATCAAAACCAACTTTTGAAATTAAATCAATTATTGAATTTTCATATGTGAAATTATACTTCATAGATTTTAGTCTTTTAACTAAAATATCAATTTCTAATTTTACAATTTTATCAATGTTATCTTTATTTAGAGAGTTAAATATAACAACATCATCAATTCTATTTAAAAATTCAGGGGCGAAAAATTTACTAAGTTCTTTTTTAAGAACATCTCTTTTTTGTTCTTCTTGGACAACTTCACTTGAGTTACTTGATTTGAAACCAACACCTGTACCAAAGTCTTGTAATTTTCTAACACCAATGTTAGATGTCATGATAATCAAACAATTCTTGAAATTGATCTTTCTACCTAACCCATCAGTTAGATGTCCATCATCTAACATCTGTAATAACGTTGAAAATATATCTTTATTTGCCTTTTCAATCTCATCAAATAAAATAACACAATAAGGTTTGTTTTTAACTTGTTCTGTAAGTTGTCCACCTTCTTCGTGTCCTACATATCCTGGAGGAGATCCGATTAATCTTGATATTGTATGTTTTTCTTGGTATTCGGACATATCCACACGGATAAGATTATCCTCACTACCAAATATTTCTTTTGCTAATTGTTTTGCTAAGAATGTTTTACCAACACCTGTGGATCCTAAAAAGATGAATGATCCGATAGGTCTATTTGGATCTTTAATTCCAACACGATTTCTTCTAATTGATTTAGATATCTTACCAACGGCTTCTTCTTGACCAATAACGTTAGTGTTTAATGTTGATTCTAAATTAACTAAAGAATTTTTCTCATCAATATTTATTTTACTTACAGGTATTTTAGTCATATTTGAAACTACCTCATAAATTATCTCTTCTGGAATACCACGTTTACTTGTTTTAAGTTCATTGTCAAATTTTTTCTTTTCGTTTTCCAAATCAGTTAAAATTTTACGTTCTTTATCACGTAATTCTGCTGCTTGTTCGTAGTTTTGTTTTTTAATGACATTTACCTTTTCTTTTTTAATGTCTTGAGCATCCTGTTTTAATTTTTCAATAATTTCAGGAAGTTTAATGTCAATTTGCATTCTTGATCCAACCTCATCCAAAATATCAAACGCCTTATCAGGAAATTCACGATCTGTGATATAACGATCTGCTAATTCTACACATAATAACAATGCCTCATCAGTATAGTTAACTTTGTGATGTTCTTCATATTTACCCTTACTTTGTTTAAGGATTTCAAAAGTTTCTTCTTTGGTAGATGGATCAATAACAATTTTTTGGAATCTTCTTTCTAATGCGCCATCCTTTTCAAAATGTCTACGATACTCATCTAAAGTTGTTGCCCCAATACATTGAAGTTCACCACGAGATAATGCAGGTTTGAATATGTTAGATGCGTCTAAAGAACCTGAACTATTACCAGCACCAACCATTGTGTGGATCTCATCAATGAAGATGATGATATTTGGAGCCATTTGAAGTTCCTCAATAATAATCTTCATTCTTTCCTCAAATTGACCTCTATACTTTGTACCCGCAACAATAGAGTTAATATCTAAAGATACGATTCTTTTATCTGATAAATTTTTTGGACATTGACCATTATGTATCATCATTGCAAGTCCCTCAACAATTGCAGTTTTACCCGCACCTGGCTCACCAATGATTATTGGGTTATTTTTCTTTCTACGAGATAATACTTGTGCAATTCTAAAAATTTCCTTTTCACGACCAATTACAGGATCTAATTTTCCTTCACTTGCCAATTTATTTAAGTCCTTACTAAAGTTATCTAAAACTGGTGTTCCCCCATCGGTCTTTTTTTTACCTTTATCGTTTTCATCCATAAATTCAATCATATCTTTTTGTTTTTATTAAAAAATAGTAAATCAAGTTTAAAAAGTATACCTTTTGACAAATTGTCATGGTAAAAAAATACTAACTGACATTTTGTCATATTTTATGGTTTGGCACATATTTAGTAAAAAAAAGTATAAATAATAAACTATAAAAAATAATACTATGTTTAATTTTAGAAATTTTGATAAAATTTTTAATGAAATGTTCTCAGAACGAATGAGTTTAAGTTCATCATTTTTAGATGATAAGAATTGGACTAAAAAAACCTATAAATCCTCAGATGGATCTTTTTCCTATACCTACATGACTCGTAAAACTGAAGGTGATGATTTGATTGATTTAAAAGATAAATTAATTTTGGCAATAGAAGATCAAAATTTTGAGGAAGCTGTTGAGTTACGAGATAAGATAAAAAAATTGGAGGAGAATAAAGAAAAAATATTTGAACTACAATCTAAATTAGACGAATCAATAAAGAATCAAGAATTTGAAAAGTCCATTGAGTATCGTGATCAGATAAACAAGTTAAAATAATTAAGATCCACCCAAAAGGGTGGATTTTTTAATTTATAGAAATATATTTAAAATAAAAATATTATGGCAATCTTAAAAGAAGAATATATTGGTACAAAGATATTGAACGAGGTTCAATCGTCTAATGTTGTAAGAAGTGAATATGATACCGCAACAAAAAAATTAATTGTGGAATTTAAAAATGGGGTTAAGTATGAATATGATAATGTACCACATCAATCATATACGGAATTTAGAGCCGCACCATCTCAGGGTAATTACTTTAATTTACAAATCGCAAAAAAATACAAGTACAATAAGATAGGTTAATTTATAATAACGTTGTATTTATATATGATGGATGTAGAATTAATTAAAAGTTTTAAAATACAAGATAACCTCAACCCAAAAGTTTGGGAAAAAGATGGTAATGAGTTTAAAATGAAGGATCAGGTAAGAGAAAGATTACTTGAGATCTCATACCAATTCATAGATTTTTTAGGAGTTGATATTGTTGTAACTGATATCATTCTTACAGGATCATTATCTAATTACAATTGGTCAAAGTATTCTGATTTTGATTTACACATAGTTGCCAATTTTAATCAATACCCTGAAAATCAAATAGAACTTTATGAAAAACTTTTTATTTTAAAGAAAATGATATTCAATCAACAACATGATATTACAATTTTTAATTATGAAGTTGAGTTATATGTTCAGAATGAAACTGAAACTCATTTTAGTAGTGGTGTTTATTCTGTGTTATTTAACGAGTGGTCAAATGAACCTAAAAAAGAAGATGTTTCAATAGATAAAGAATTATTACAACAAAAATCAAAACAATGGATGAATATCATTGATGATTTAATTGAATCTATTAAAGATGATGACGTTGAAACCGCAAAAGAATTAATACAAAAATACAAAGACAAGTTAAAGAAATATAGAACTTGCGGTTTAGAAAAAGGAGGGGAATTCTCAAATGAAAATTTGGTTTTTAAAATCCTAAGAAGAAATGGTTACATTGAAAAACTACATAATTTATCATCTAAAATAATTGATGACAAATTATCCATGAAACAATAATTTAACAAATCAACAAATAAACATATTTATTGCTATATTTATATAGAAAATAATATTTTAAAAACAAATATACTATGGGAGGATTAAAACCTATTGGAAGTGAGAAATTAGACGGTATGGATAAGATCCGTAGAATTATGGAAATTGCCAGATACAAAGAAAATATACCAACACCAATAAATGAAGACAAATCATCTGAATATAAGTTGTCTTTGTCTGATGGTAACACATATGAAATAATTAAAGAAAGACAAGGGTATATTATTAAACAAACGATATCTGAATCAGTTTCTGATTATATTGCACCTATGAAAAATAGAAGATATTATTCTTCTTATTCTCAAGCGTTGAAGAAAATGAACTTGATGGCGAGGGAGTTCAATCAACTACACGGTAACGAAAGTGGTACTTCTCTTTTTGAACAAGAGGACGAAAAAAAAAAAGACACTAAATACGTAATTTCCACATCTAAAAAACCTGTAACAACTACCACAACAACAGTTGCTGCACCACCTGTTGCGGCACCTCCTGTTGCGGCACCTCCTGTTGCGGCACCTCCTGTTGCGGCACCTACAACTCCACAACCAATGGAAGAACAAGGTGACCCCACATTAAATCCATTATTGGCACCACAACCTGGACCAGCACCTGCTCCTGATCCTAATGCGGCACCTGCTCCTGATCCTGCTGCGGCACCTGCTCCTGATCCTGCTGCGGCACCTGAAGAAGCACCTGTACCTGAAGAAGGTATGGAACCTGAAGAAGCACCTGCAACTGAAGAGGAAGTTACATTTAAAATAATTCAAAAACTTACAGGTAAATTAGCTCAAAAAATTAGAACTTATTCCGGTCAAGAAGAAATGAGTTCCAATGATACAAAATACGTAATCAATTCAATTTTATCGGCACTTGATTTAACAACATTGGAAGAAGATGATGTTGAAGATATAATCTCAAGATTGGAGGGTGAAGAAGAAGAAATAGATGGTGAGGAAGAAGGATTAGAAGGTGAAGAAATGGACACAGAAGGAGAAGGAATGGAAGGTGAAGTAACTGAACCACAACCTGAATCTGAAATGGGTGAAGAATATGATAACTTCGGAGAAGCGTTTAACGATTATCTTGGAGCGGCATACACATCAAAAATGTCAGATAATTTAATGAATGAATTTGATGATGAAGAATATAATGAGTATGAAAATGAATACCCAAGACACGGATCAAGAGAAAAATTTAGAAGATATGATGATGAAGAAACATTTGAAGATCTTTTTACTGAGTCTAAAGTAGATAAAATTATTTCAAACTATTTTTCGGTTGACAAAAATGAAAAATTAATAAAAGAACAAAAACAAAAACAAACTTTAAAAAAATTAAACGAAAAAGAAGTTTATAAATTATCAGAATCTATTAAACAAGAAAGATCTTCTTTAAAGTTTATGGAAGAAAATCCAAAAGCAATTTTAGTTGGATCTACCGTTAAGAAAAATTTGGTATTTAAAGAAGGAATTAAAGAATTTAGAATAACACCAAACGGACAAGTTATATGAATAAATTAATTTACATAAATGGTATGGGGCCTAATTATAAGGGTGACAACCTTTATGAATTTATATTTTCAGACACGTTAGAAGTTTGGGGAGAAAATTGGGAATCAAAACCTGCAAATGGTTACCCACTTCCTCCTGATGTTGAATATATTAAACGAGTTGGGATTTTGACTAACGGGGAGATAACATTGGAGTTAGTACAAGACTCTGATGTTTTTTCAGTTATAGACTCAATGGATGGTGTATTAGCATTAGGGTGGGAAAAAGAGAATAACAATGTTGATTTTTCAATCGTCAAAAGATTAGTATTTAAATTTGGTGATTCAGAACAAGACGTAAAAGATAAACTATATGAACGAGATATCGTTCTTGAATTTGAAAAAAAAGTGGTATATGAAAACTAAAGATCACGTTTTAAACTTATTATCTCACGGGTTTAAATTTGACACCGTTGCAAGATTAAATGAAGCACAGGTAAGAGTGTTATCTGAGAAAATTTCTAAAGAGGAAAATAAAGAACAAGTCACAAAAAAAGTGGCAACAACTTATGAGATTTCTCCTGAAACCGCAAAAACAACAGGAGCCGATATTGGTAATGTTAATATAAAAGTTGACCCAACTGGAATGGTTAAAGCGACTGAAATTGGTGAAGACGCAACATTAGATGTTGTTAATGATCCAGATGCTACCGAAGATGGTATGGGTATTTTTGAAAAATTTGAATCCAAATCACAACAAAGATTGTTCTACGCAAGATGTGGTAATGGTAAAACAAAAACAGAAAAAAAATGGTGTAAATGGGCAAAAGAATCTTCTAAAAAAACCGACTATGAAACAACACCTGAGAAAAAAGAAAAAAATGAATCTGATGAAAAATTTATAGAAGAAAGTATTGTTAGATTGATTGAAAAAAATATTAGTCCTAGAATGAGTAAAGGTGATTTAATTCGTACTATTAATGAAAAATCACAAGATTCTATGATATTGAGAAAACCATTAAAAAATACTATGTTTTCAAAAGAATCAGGAATTGAAATGAAACGTATGAAAAGACCAACAATGGGAATGCCAATTATGGGAACAATGGAGGAGAATACTAAAGAAAGAGAGGCTCCCGTAAAAGATCCTGGAATTAAAACTCCACCAAAAAGAAGAGACAATCCATTTAAGAATCCAAACCCTGGCACAAAAGAAAAACCAAGAGGACAAATAAAAACTAAGGATGAAATGAAAAAAGACTTTATTGGATTAATTAAACAGGCTTTAACTAAATAATAATGAAAGAAAAATATATACAACATTTAATTAATAAGGTTATTAAAGAAGCACCTGTTGATTATGGGGATTATCCTGAAAGAATGAATCCAAGGACTCAAAGTAATATTGAGAATCCTGAAACAAATTTATATGGTAAAAATAAGGCTTTTAGAGGTGGTACGTCTGATGTTGAAAAAATAACATCAAAACGATTTAAAGATATTGTGGATTACGTTAAACGTTATTATGGTATGGTTGATGATCAAGGTAGACCAAACAAGGGTATTAATATTACTGACCCAAGAATTAAACGCGGTATTCAAGTTGAAGGATTGAATGCTGTAGGTGAGGCAATGGAAATTGAAGTTAATAAAAAAGATAAACTAAAAGATTTAGCATTAGAGATTTCGGCCAAAGAAGAAGGTTGGTTACCATATAGTAAAAGTTTGTCGGATGCAATAAGCGAAGGTTTAATCGAAAAAACCCCAATCAGAGGTGCAGGAACAAAATACAAATTTGAGTTTATTAATGTTGAGGTATATTTGAATGAGAAAAAAATTAACCCTGAACAATTCCGAATGGAAAAGGAGGAAGAACCTGAGTTTGAATTACCACAAAATTTTTCTTTTGACGTTGATGAGTTAACTCCACAAGAAGAATTTCAACTTGAGGTTGAAAAAAGAAACGTTATTAACGCAATTATTCAAGGTAAAGGTAAAAAAGGTCAATTTGCATTTCAATCATATAAAGATAGATTAGATGAAATTGATCCTCGTTTATATCCACTTTATAATAAAATTATGTCGGCAAATGACTTAATTTATTTTACTGAAGAAGAACTAATTGATTCAATGGGTGGAAACGCGGCTGGATCATCAGGTGTTGATGAAGATGGTGAAGATGAAGACAAAGACTTAGTTATTGCAAATGGTGTTATATTTCCTATTTTATTACATGAGTTAGTTAAAGGTTTTGCCGCTATTCCAACAAGAGAACAATGGAGAGGAATGGAACCAGGAAAAGCTGAAGATGTAATGGGACAAACAGATGTATTTTCAAATGAAAAGATGCAATATAGAGTAGGTGGAGAATTAATAACAAAATTAAGATTCCTTTTACCTGACGATCTAACAATAAACGTTGAAAATAGAGATTTATTACCTTTCTTTGAAAGATTACTTTATGCAGTTCCTGCTGAAGAATTTTTAAAAGAAATTATGGCTAACGTTGTTTCTGAAGATCCAAGAGATAACGAAAAGGTAAAAAGAAAATTTAATGAACTATTAGTTAAGGCAAAAGAAGATTACAAAAAATATAAAGGTGATGGGGACGATGAAGACTATGAAGATGAAGATGATGATATCTTATCTAAATTAGGTTTCTAATTTAAACTACAAATACTTAAAACCCCCTTTTATTAAAATAACTGGGGGTTTTGATATTTATATAGAAATGTCTTATGGGTTTAACTAAAGAACAGGTAATGTTGGAATATGTGAAGTGTATGAAAGATACTCCATACGCATTAAAAACATATCTACAAACATACGATAACACCGTTTCAAAATACGTACCATTGGAGTTATTTCCCGATCAGATATCGTTATTAAACGACTATGAAAATTATGAGGAAAATATTGCATTAAAGTATCGTCAGGCAGGTGTATCTACGGTAACAGGTGCTTGGATATCAAAGAGATTGGTATTTGCTAAAAAAACACAACCTGAGAAAATTCTTATTATTGCCAACAAATTGGATACATCTATGGAGATGGCGAATAAGATACGAGCTTTCGTGGACCAATGGCCAAGTTGGGTTGGTGCGGGATTCTCTAACGATAAAAATTCACAAAAACACTATAAATTAACAAATGGGTCTGAGGTAAAGGCGGTTGCAACATCAAAAGATGCCTTGCGTGGTTTTACCCCCACAATTCTTGTATTTGATGAAGCTGCATTTATTGAGGCCGACAGTGATTTTTGGGCGGCTTGTATGGCATCCTTATCCACAGGGGGTAAGGTAATTGTAGTTTCAACACCAAATGGTTATGATCCAATTTATTATGAAATATATGATCAGGCATTAAAAGGAATGAATAACTTCAAAATCTCTGAGATGTTTTGGTATAGAGACCCAAGATATTCAAAAGATTTATTTTTAGTTCCAACTGAAGATTTAGTTAAATATCTTCTTAATAAAGAAGAACATGATGAGAGTAAACACATATCCTTTGCTCATATTGACCCATTTAAAAGGGATTATGACGAATTAGACTCATATTTCAAGAAAGGATACAAACCATGTTCTACTTGGTATGAAAAAATGGTTAAAAAACTTAAATACGATAAGAGAAAGATTAACCAAGAGTTAAATTGTGAATTTTTAGGTTCAGGTGATAACGTATTTGAGAATACACAATTAGAATATATTAAAAATAACACCCTTATGGACCCAACAGGTAAATTGATGGGTAATTCATTATGGATGTGGAAAGAACCAATACCTGAACATAAGTATATTATGGGTGTTGACGTTTCTCGTGGGGATAGTGAAGACTTTTCTTCCATACAAATTATTGATTTTGACGATAGAGAACAAGTATTTGAATATGTTGGAAAAATTCCACCTGACGCTCTTGCTGAAATTGCATATAAATGGGGAATGATGTATAACGCATTCATTGTTGTGGATATAACTGGTGGTATGGGTATTACAACAGTTAGAAAACTACAAGAACTTGGATATAAAAATTTATACATTGAGGGAATTGATTCTACAAGTATATGGTCATACAATGCAAAATTGGCAGATAAAATACCAGGGTTAAACTTTAACAATAAACGTGTACAGATTATTGCGGCATTTGAAGAATATGTGAGACATAAGTTTAAGATACGTAGTGTAAGGTTATATAACGAAATGAACACCTTTATTTACCTTAATGGTAGACCTGACCACCAAAGAGGTCAACATGATGACCTTATTATGGGTATTTCTATGGCAATATATGTTGGGGAGTCATCTTTTAATAAATTAGAAAAGGTTGTTGAAAGAACAAAAATAATGTTAGAATCTTGGACGGTAGTTAATGATAACACGGCAAGACAACAAACACATTTTGACCCACTTATCCCAAATAATAATGTAAGAAATGACAGATGGTCAAGAGATTCAGGACCATCTAAAGATGATTATATTAAATATAATTGGTTATTTGGTAATAGATAATATTTATAGACATGGGACTTACTACAAGAAAAAAATCAGGAAATATAATTGGAGGATCACGACTTGTGGTTACCGGCCAACCTATTTATAATGTAAAAGTAAATGATCCGGCATTTAATAGTAAGGGGGATAAAAGTAATGGTAAACAACCTAATACCACAAATAATACTGATAAAAAGTAAAATGAGTGAAATGTTTAGTATTGACAAAAAATTATTAGATTTTTAATATGGAACAAAATAATAATAACAACATGAATAATTTAACGATATGGCAGAGGTTATCAAAGACTTTTGGACCTAACTCGTTATTAGGGATGGATTATCCAACATATAAGTTGGACAAACAAGTCCTTCTTAAAACTACTGATAAGAAAGAGTACGAAAAAGAAAAACTACAATATCAACAATCAGTATTTTTAAATAATCAATGGGCAAAAATTGAAAACAATTTATATACTCAAGCAATTTATTATGAACCAAATAGAATTGCTTCATTCTATGATTATGAATCGATGGAATTTACACCTGAGATTTCAACGGCATTAGACATTTATTCTGAAGAATCTACCACACCTAATCAAGATGGTTATTTATTACAAATTTACTCCGAATCAAAAAGAATTAAAAGTATCTTGGTTGATTTATTTGTCAACAACTTAGATATCAATACTAACTTACCTATGTGGGTTAGAAATACTTGTAAATATGGTGACAACTTTGTTTACCTTAAATTAGATACCGAAAAAGGTGTTACGGGATGTATCCAATTACCTAATATTGAAATTGAAAGATTAGAGAGGGGTATGGAATCAAGAACCGTAAATGCAACTCCAAATCCAAACGACAAAGGATTAAGATTCAATTGGAAAGTAAAAGACATGGAATTTAATACTTGGGAAATTGCGCACTTTAGATTACTTGGTGATGATAGAAAATTACCTTATGGTACATCAATGTTAGAAAAGGCTCGTCGTATTTGGAAACAATTGGTATTGGCTGAAGATGCAATGTTAATCTATAGAACATCAAGAGCACCTGAAAGACGAGTTTTCAAAGTGTTTGTTGGTAACATGGATGACAAAGATGTTGAGGCATATGTACAACGTGTTGCAAACAAGTTTAAAAGAGAACAAGTTGTGGATAGTAAAACAGGTAATGTGGATTTACGTTTCAATCAAATGGCGGTAGATCAAGATTATTTTGTTCCTGTTCGTGATGTGGCCCAAACAATGCCTATTGAGACATTGGCGGGAGCAACAAACCTATCTGAAATTGCAGACATAGAATATATTCAAAAGAAATTATTAACTGCACTTAGGATTCCAAAAGCGTATTTAGGTTTTGAGGAAGTTCTTGGAGATGGTAAAAATTTATCTTTATTGGACATTAGATTTGCAAGAACAATCAATAAAATACAAAAGGCAATTATTGCCGAATTAAATAAAATTGCAATTATTCACCTATTCTTATTAGGGTTTGAGGATGAATTACACAACTTTACCTTAGGTTTAACAAATCCATCTAAACAAGCCGATCTATTAATGATTGACGTATGGAAAGAAAAGGTAACATTGTATAAGGATATGGTTACTGAGATTCCTAAATCAATTCAACCAACATCTGCTACTTGGGCTAAGAAACATATATTTGGTTTCTCTGATGAAGATATTAAACTTGAAGTACAACAAATAAGATTAGAAAGAGCGGTATCGGCTGAGTTAGATAATACTGCAACTATAATCACACATACGGGGTTATTTGATAATGTTGACAAACTTTATCACACATCAACAGGGACAACAGAAAATGCGGGAGGAGCACCACCTGCACCTGGTGCGGCACCTGATATGGGAGGAGCAATGCCACCACCACCACCTGATATGGGAGGTGAAATGCCTGTAGGAGAATCAAAAAAAGATAACTTAAATATACTATTGGAAAATGATAATATATTGGGAGATACGTTTATTGATTTATCAAAAGGTAGAAATTCTTTGGGATCTATGGAAGATCAATTAAACAAATTACTAAATGATTGATATTTATAATAAAAAAAAATTATGAAATTTGGAATATTAAAATCAAGGATTGAAGATTGTTTAGTTGAATCTTATAGAAAAGATTCTCTAAAAAAAAATATGTTTGTTTTTGAAGAACTTGTATTAAAAAACAAATCTCTAAGTACACTTTATTTTTTATATGATGAACTTAGTAAAAACAAAGGTTTAAATGAATCTTTTATAAATGAATATATTAACGAAAGTATTATATTATTTGAAAATACAATCTCTAAGGTAGAAAAAAACGACCTTAAAGATCTTAATATGTGGGTAGGTCATATTGTTTCAGAAAATAGGTATCAAGACATTGATAATTTATTTTCATCTAACGCATCTACAATAGAAGAAAAATTAAGAAGTAAAAAAACTATTTCTGAAAATCTTAAAAAAGATCCATCAAAAGAAAAAAAAGTGATTGAGGTTCCATTAAAATCTATGGTTGAGGTGGCTAACAATACAATTAAATCACATATTGATAGTTTAACCGAAGGTGAGAAAAAACAACTTAATATTTTATTAAACACTTCCGATGAAAAACTTAATCAAAAATATGGATTTCTTAAAGAAGATGTGATTGAAAAATTAGAAACTTTATTATCTAAAAATGAAGATTCCGAAACTAATCAAAAAATTAACGAAACAATAGAAAAATTACAAATAGAAAATTACGACAAATTAAATTATTTCAAATTAAAACAATTAAATGAAAACATTTAATTGTTAAGTATTTGTTTTTGTCTGTAAATAGCTTTATTTAAAATCTGTCTCTTAAGGACAGATTTTTTTGTATGTTCTTTTCTGTTATTAAGATGGGTGTTTTGTCTTGTTTTAATAACTTTACTTTTTAATTCTTTTAGAGCTTTTTCAATCCCCCCATTTTTATTAACTTTTACGATCAGCATATTTTTTTGTTATTAGTTTATATATTTGATATATACTACAAAATTAGTTATTATTATCTAAAATAAACAATATCAGTATGAAAAAAATTTATGAAAAAAGGCAAAACCGAAAAAATCAATGGCTTTAGAACATCTAAAATAGTCTATGGGACGGTAGATTCAAAAGAGTTTAAATCTCTTTACTTAAACATCCAAACTTGGGTTGAACCAAAAAAAGACTCCGAAAATTGGACAAGAGTTGTCCTTAATATGAGCAGATCAATTAAACATACGGTCTATCACAAATTAGATAAGACAATGTTTGACGATAAATTTATAGTAGACTTAGATCTTAGAACAAGCGGTCTACACCTAAAAAAGAAATCATTTATGAATTTAGAAATTAATCTATTTTTAAATGAACCAATAGATTTCAAATCCTTAAAATTAAAGAAAACACTTAAATTATTAGTAAAAGAAATTTATTCAGATGTTTTGATAAACAACCCTAATTTTAAATTTTATTTAACAAAAACAGGTAATGTTAAACCAATTAAAGTAAAAACGGAAACGGCCTAATATTTATAACTAAAACTTATTATGAGTGAATATAAAATTTTAGGACCTAGAGATACAGGTAAAGGAATTCTTATTGAGTACGATGCAGGATATATTAACCCAAAAGAAGGTCGTAATTACGAGATATTAAAAGAATCATCAAATCATTTGGACCATTCAAAACCATTTGAATTTTATGCCGTTCTACAAAAATACAACACACCTAACAGAAATGGTAGAGTATATCCTGAGAAGATATTAAAGAGAGAATCAGAAAATTATAGAAAGATGATTGAGAAAGGAACCTCATTATCTGAATTAAACCACCCTGAGTCTTCTTTAATTGATTTAGATCGTGTATCACACCTAATAACAGATATATGGTGGGAAGGTCCTGTATTGTTAGGTAAACTTAAATTGTTAACAAGTCCTGGTTTTCATGAAAGAGGGATTGTTTCTACTAAAGGTGATTTGGCAGCAAACTACTTACGACAAGGAGTTACTTTAGGTATATCTTCTCGTGGTGTAGGATCCCTTAAAAAAGTTGGAGAACAAAATGAAGTACAAGATGATTTTGAACTTATTTGTTTTGACTTAGTGTCTTCACCATCAACACCTGGTGCTTATCTTTTCCAAGATAAGAACGATAGAATGAAATATGAGGAAAGCTTAGAAGAAGACAAAAAAATAGCGGTAGAAAGAAATGTTGGTGAAAGTGGTAACAAATCACTTGACTTAATGAAAAGATTAACCGATTATTTAGATAAATAAAAAAAACTATGGAACAAGGAGAAAAGTATTTTGTGGCTAAAATCACATCTGATTTATTAGATACTGAATCAGGCAAAGTAAAAAAAACAAGAGAAGAAAAATTAGTATTGGGTTATACACCAACTGATGTTGAGGCAAAAGTAACTAAAGTGTATGAACACTATACTATGGATTGGAGAATTACGTCAATCACTGAAAGTAAAATTGATGAGGTGATTGGTTAATTTTTAATTAATTTTTAAAATGGGTATGACATTAGTTATACCCATTTTTTTTTGTTTAAAAATTAGAAAAAATGAATTTTTTTAATTTACCTACTATTTATATTGTAAAACAAACTATAGATGAACAAAAAATCAGTTGTTGAAGACGCATTATTCCAAATTCAAAGTTTGGAAGAAGCTCTTAAAGAAAATGCAAAAGGAATACTTTCTTCTACAATGAAGAATGAAATCAGCTCATTAGTAAAAGAATCTCTTAGAGAACAAGAAGAGATTGACGTTGAAGACGAAGAAGAGGTTGTTGAACCTGAAGGTCAAGTAGATGATGTCGAGGATGTAGATTTAGGTGCAGAACCTATGGCTACTGATGATGACATGGAAGATGACGACATGGAAGACATTGACATGGGTACGGATGATGATGATGCAATTGACATGACTGGAGCAGATATGTCAGATGTAATTAAAGTTTTCAAATCTATGGATGACGAAGATGGAGTTATCGTAAAGAGAGATGCGAGTAATAACATTACATTATCGGATAGTGAAACAGGAGCCGATTATTTCATCCAACTTTCTGAACAATATCAAGATGAACTTGATGAAGAAGATGAATATGAAGATGAATATGAAGATGAAGATCTTACATTAGACGAAACTTTGTACGAAATTGAAATGGACGACTTCGGTATGTCCGATGAAGATGAAGATGAAGAAATAGATTTTGAAGAAGAAGAAATGCCAAGACGCATGAGTCGTAGACATCATGAAGAAATGTATGAAACTCCAATGTACGAAACTAATGTTGATGAAACTTTGTATGAAATTGAAATGGATGACTTTGGTATGTCCGATGAAGATGAAGATGAAGAAATGGATTTTGAAGAAATGGACGAAGAAGAAATGAATCGTGTAATGGAATCAAAATTTAAAGCTAAAGGAGTTGGAATGGGTTCGCCTAAATTTAAGTACGGACAAGTTATGGATTATAAAACTACCAAACAAAAAGAAGGTAAAAAAATGATCAATACAGGAAGTGCTAAAAAATTCTCATATAAAGATGGAGAAAATTTAGATGGTGAATACAGACCAATTAAAAAGAGAAGAGAAACTACAGAAGCTTCACGTACATTAGGTGCGGGAACAAAATTTGGAAGAAAAGGTTTACCAAAACCAAAAGCAGCTCCTCAACACATTAGTGAAACTGAAGTAGAATTACTAAAGTCTAAAAATGAAGAGTACAGAAAGGCTTTGAATCTTTTCAGAACTAAATTAAATGAAGTAGCAATCTTTAACTCTAATTTGGCTTACGCAACTAGACTGTTTACAGAACATTCAACAACAAAACAAGAAAAAATAAATATACTTAGACGATTCGACAATGTTGAAACACTTAAAGAATCTAAAAGTCTTTACAAATCATTAAAAGATGAATTCTCATCTGAAAAAACTAAGGAAAACTCTATTAATGAGTCATTCGAAAAATCGGTCACTAAAACTCCTGTATCAGGATCGGCCGTTAATTTGATTGAATCTAAAACTTATGAGAATCCACAGTTCTTGAGAATGAAAGATTTAATGGGAAAAATAAAATAAAATAAAAATAAACTAAAAAAAATAAAAAACCAAAAAAATGGGAGCATTATTAGAATCAGGTCTTGTTGGTAACATCGGGTTAAAACACCTTAAAGTTATCAAAGAAGATACTATTAACAAATGGGATAAATTAGGATTCCTTGAAGGCCTTAAAGGCCACCTAAAAGAAAACGTAGCACAGTTATATGAAAACCAAGCTTCTTTCTTGATTAACGAAGCAACTTCTGAAGGTTCCAACGGAGCATTTGAAACAGTTGTTTTCCCTATCGTAAGAAGAGTTTTCTCTAAATTGTTGGCTAACGATATCGTTTCTGTACAAGCAATGAACTTACCAATTGGTAAATTGTTCTTCTTTGTACCTCGTATCCAAGGATACACAAGTGCATCTGATGCAAATGGAGGAACACACTTTGCACCAATTGGAGCACCAAACGGACCAACTGCAGATGAAAACGCAGGATATCCAGGTGGATCAACAGGTAACCCTTACGCTAAAAACCTTTATGATTTATTTTATGAAGGTGGTGAAGCAGGTTTAGATCCTCCAGGATTGTTTGATTACTCTAAAGGTCAATGGACTGCAGTTACTGCAGATACAACTGTACAAGTTTGGAGTCCAACAACTGGTCAATTAGAGGACGCAGGTAATGATAATCCATTGTATACTGCAATTACAGGTACAAGAAAAGTTATTATCAGTCTATGTGACTTTAACAGAGCTGGTGAAGGTAAATTAATCGGACCTGATGGTAACGAGATAGATACTGAAACTTTCTTATCTGACCTTAAAATCATTGCTGATACAGGTTTAACTGCGTCTGAAACATCACCTTGTACTTTAGGGACCGGTCCATTATTGTTTAGAGTTGTTACTCAAATCTACGGTAAAGGAATCGTTAAATATGGTAGTCAAACACAAACTACATTCCCAAGTTCTTCAAATAGTACAGGTGGAAATGGTGGTTCTTTCTATGACATATGTGACTCAGAAGGTTGTATATATTTAGAAGTTGATTTATCTTGTCCTGTATGTGCTACTTGTGGTACTACATTAGACGGATACACAGGAACAACTTTAACGGCAATTGACGAAGTAGGATCTTTCACTGCGATTTATAGAAGATACAAAAACTTAGAGTTTGAAGATAAAATCGGTGAGGTTTCTTTCGATTTAGAATCAGTAACTGTTTCTGTAACTGAAAGAAAACTAAGAGCACAATGGTCTCCTGAGTTAGCTCAAGACGTTGCTGCATTCCATAACATCGACGCTGAAGCTGAGTTAACTGCATTGTTATCTGAGCAAGTTGCAGCTGAGATTGACCGTGAGATCTTACGTGACTTGAGAAAAGGAGCGGCTTGGAACTTACGTTGGGATTACAACGGATGGAGAAGATTGTCTTTAACTACATCTTACACTCAAAAAGATTGGAATCAAACTTTGATTACTGCGATTAACCAATTGTCAGCACAAATCCACAAATCTACATTGAGAGGTGGAGCTAACTGGATCGTAGTTTCTTCTGAGATTTCAGCTATCTTTGATGATTTAGAATACTTCCACGTATCTAACGCATCTCCTGAGCAAGATCAGTATAACATGGGTATTGAAAGAGTAGGTACTCTTGCAGGACGTTACCAAGTTTACCGTGACCCTTACTTCCCAGCTAACACAGTGTTAGTAGGACACAAAGGAACATCATTGTTAGACACAGGTTACATCTACGCACCGTACGTACCTCTACAATTGACACCTACAATGTACAATCCATTCAACTTTACACCTATCAAAGGTATAATGACAAGATACGCTAAGAAAATGGTTAATAACCGTTTCTACGGACGTATCACAGTTGATGGAGTTAGAACATTTGACTTGAGAGAATTGAGATAATCAATTAAATACCGAATAAGAGAAAGGAGACAAGTAATTGTCTCCTTTTTTTATTTATCAATAGTTTGGTTAGGTTCTTCCAATTTTGACAACACTCTAATGGCTTTTGATATAACTTCAGATTCACCAATTGTAAATGCCCCACGTTTATGTGATGCTTTAACTGACTCAATTAAATAATATAATGCGTGATCTTTATTCATAGATATAAGAATTGCATCTAAATGTTCTTCACTTAGTAAATTGATGGTTCCAAACAGGTTACCAAATAATTCATTTTCTTGTTCTTCCATTTTGTATTGTGTTGATATTTATAATAGTAGACAAATTATGGATTTAAATCAAATAATAAAGAAAGTTTTATCTGAAGCAACTTCAGATAGTGGTGGGAGTAGAGGTTCATATATTGCTCCAATGCAATTAGGTATAAGAAAATTTAAAAATTCTCAAAACGGACCATTCACAATATCTGTATCAAAATACAATAGTCCAATGTTAGAATTTGATAGTTATGATGGAACAATGGATGAAACAAAAAAACAAATCAAAAAAATAGAATCTAAAGCAAAAAAAGTTACAAATTATATTAAAAAACATCCAAATTCAACATTTAGTGATGATGATGATGGTAATAATATTAACCAAACACCTGGTAAAAATAAAAAAATTGTACCTGTAAATGAATGGGTTGAAATAACTGAAGCAAGTACAAGTGTTACCGCTGGTGAATATAGTGGTCCAATTGAAATTGGTTTAAAAAAATGGAGTAAAAGTGAGTTAGGTCCTTTTTATGAATTTATAGACAATAAATTAAATGATATTGCAATTAAAAAAAGTTTAAAAAATAATTTAAAAAGAATTGTTGGTGTTTGGGAAAAAGGTAAAGATGGAACTAATAATGTTGACACTCACGATGTTCATACAATAAATGAAGATTTAGGAGTTTGGTTTGGTAAAAAGAAGAAACCTAAGGGGTCTTCTCAACCAAAAGGACCTTGGGTTAACATTTGTAGTAAAGTTGACGGTAAACACCCTCCCTGTGGACGACAAGATACTTCTAAAGGATCTTACCCTAAATGTAGGGCGGTTGGTGTTGCAGGTAAAATGAGTGATTCACAAAAAAGATCTGCATGCCAACAAAAAAGAACCGCTGAAAAAAAAGACACACAAACAGGAAAAGGTCAAAAACCAATAATGACATCATATAAAACAAAAAAGGAATCCGTAGATTCCTTAGTTAATAATATTTTAATTGAAATTAGAAACTCGGTCTAAGATATTGTGTAGAGAGTTAGTGATTTGTGAATTAACCTCTCCCTCATAATTAAGTCTTCTCTTATCTGCCTCAAGATCAAAAATATACGTTAATCTTTCCCAATCTCTTTCATGTAGTTTAACATTATAATTGTAAATGTGATTAGTGATCTCAACTCTATGATCTGTCATTGTTATGAAAATTTTCATATCGTCATTTTTAAGATAACGTTTATCAGACATTGGGGCGATCATAAATTCCGTATCTTTATGTTGAATTATTTTAAGACATATTTTAAAACAGGTCTTTTCATATGATAGGATTTCATTTTGATAAGTTGGTATAATATTTGAAGATTTTTTTGACCAAATATAAAATTTAAGTTTTAATCTACTTAAGAATCTTTTTACTCTGTTTTTCATATTTGTATAAAGTTTATGTGTCTACAAATATATATAAATTATTTGAATAAAAAAATATTTTTAAAAAATTTTTAACAATATGCTCCTGAACAATGTTTTTTACCATCAAGACCTTTAATCGTACCTTTACATACTTGTACTGCGTGTCCATTTGCATATGCTGAAGGGTATACATCATATTTAGATTTTGCGGATGCAATACCTCTTGCACAAAGAGGTGTGCCAACTTTTTTATCTCCTTCCGACATTACCATATCTTCATCATCAATATTCGTAGATGATTTCATACCGTCTCTTGTGGTTTCATTCATCATGAAATCAAATACTTGATCCATATTGTTTTTAGCTTCAGAAATATGATCTTGAGCCCAATCATGTCCATTATCTAAAATAGATTCAACCGTACTACGATCAAAATCTAATAATAAATCACATTGTCTTCTCATTTGTTCTAAATTTGAAAAGAACATATAACGTTCACTTTTCTGTTCATTAAGGACTCTTTTTACCAAATTGGTAATGTCCGTTTCATTTAATCTTATTACTCTTTTCATTGTATTATGAATTTAATCCGTTAGGTCCTCCTATTACGACCATGTTTAATTGAGTGACTGGAGTACCATATCCGTCAGTATAAACAGGGTGAGGTGGTGTTAGTAAATTAATGGTACTTCCCGTTGATCCACAATCACAACAAATTTCACATACCTCATATTCTGTTCCCGCACTTCTAGGTGGTTCTTCACCACAATTTTCACAAAGTGAAAAGGGTCCTGAACTGTAATGATAATTTGTTACACCTGATTCACTTAATCCCTCAAAAGTAGCACAAAATGGTGTTTCAGAACCAAATTGTATTTCATAAGTAAGACCTGTTGTAGGAACACCATATTCAGTACAAAAGTTATCCGATTCTATATTAATTTCTTCTTCTGTACCACATCGTATAAAATTAAAATTTAAAGACTCTGTAAGACCACTTAAACACTCACAACAATCGTCGTGTAGTTGAACAAAGGATATATTTAGAGTTTCAGTGCTCTCTGTTATTGCCCCAACAGTACCGCAAAATCGAGCCTCGCTAATATCGAACTCTACTGTGGCCCCCAAAGTTAACGTTGCTGCAGAAAGAATGTATACATCATTAGTTATACATTCATTTATAATATAATTTGCCATATCTTTATTTAATAAATATCTTTATTTTTTATTTACGATTTGAAATTTAATCTGTCTCTTATAAGTATTCACTTCTCCACTAGAAATAACTTTTAAATCTATATAATATTCATTTGGAATTTTATCCCTTGTATCAAATATAAAATAATACTCATTTGGAGTTCTATTAAGTTTGGTCCAATCTTGTACTTGTACTTCGGTTTGACCTTCTCTAACATAAACTCTATATTGTCCATCAATTTTTGGTAATTGTTGATTGGTCGTATATGCTTTCTTGATTATAACACCAACTTTTCTAATATCGGTATTTAATATTTTTTCATCTTGTTTAATTCCATAATAATCAAAACCATATACCGCAGGATCATTAGTTGTTGTTCCAATTTGGATTGACCTTTGTAATGGGTAAATTACAAATTCATTTATTACATTAGGTAATGAAAAACCATTTAATAAAATGTTTGACCAAGTATCGGTAAAGATACATGGAGTTCTATATCCAAGTAATGGTGGTATTGTTACCTCATATACACCTTTTGTTACCTGACAAGATGGTAAATTAATAAGACCTGGTATTGGAGTTCCTGTTTGATCACCAATTGTAACCAAAGGATTATTATCTAAGTTTTGAAAATCACCATCTTCAAAGATATATAAGTACAGTTTATTAATTTTACCTAATGAAAATGAATTTCTATCATCTTCAATTGAATCATTATAGTTTGTTTCTAAGAATGGTTCATAGAATGTTTGGGTGTGTCTTGTAAAAAATCCAACAGAATAATTACCTGTTGTTCCTGTTAAGTTCTCAACTTGAGGTAAGTAAGCAATTCCCCAACCCGTCACACCTGTTAGTGATCCATTTAAAATAGAGTTTATTTCATTTGTCATATCAAACTCTACATTTTCATCACCAAATTCAAAATGTTGTGTGTCAATAATTTGTAATTGATTATAATTAAATAATCCTGTATTTGTGTTACTATAAATTCCTGGTTCTTGCCAATCCGTAATTGTTGTGGTTTCCAACCAATTTGATGGTCTATCTGAATAGTTCTTATCACTTGGTATGCCAGTTACTTGATCATAGTAATCATAACCAACACCCTCATCCCAATTCTGAGAAGTTCCCGATAAGGAATTAAGTGGTATTCTAAATAATATTAAATCAAATGACGTTGCTCTTAGTCTACCTTGAGACGTGGAAGTATTTAATAATTCTTTATCAAAATAACTTGTATTAGTCATTCTTAATGTATGAGTTGTATCTAAATTACACCCCACACTTATAACACCATTTAGGTATTTTTCTTTTAATAAAGTAAGGTCTAAATCAAAGATAAAACGTGTAAATCCAATTGGGTTTAGAAGACTTCCATCACCATAAAATAATTCGGTAACAGGATTTCTCCCTGAATTAACAAGACTATTAGATATTAAAGTATTATTCCTACTGAAATATGAATTATTTATTGACATTTACGTTTTTAATATAAATATCAATTAATCCTAATATTTTGATTTAATATTGTATTTTGAGAATTATTAAGTATTTCCAGTATTTTTTTAGATGAAGGACCATCAGGTATTGATGGATATTCTTGTATTGGTGCAAGTCCTGGAAATGGGTGTACGTGACCTATCATAAATTGAACGATGAGGTTTAAAAATGACATTAATTCTTCACCCCTAACCATTGAATTTGTTTTACCGTAAATCGTATCTGTTAAAGTTGGTTGATCAATACCGTATAATGTATTTTTTAGATCAATCGGAGTACCTTTACTTGGGATAACTGATTTATGTGATAACAAATAAAGAAAATCACCACCCATAACACCATATGATGTTGGGGTTGCCTCAAATGTGTCATTTGCAACTTTAGTTATTTTAACTTCAAGTTGTTCACCTAAAACATCTTGTATCCAAACAAGTCCAAACCCATACTCTTTATTTTGAGGTGATAATTTAGTTTTTGAATAAAAATCCAAAATATTATTAAATTCAGTTAAACCATTTGGGGTATCAATACTTGCATTTAAATATATTTCAGTATTACTTTTTGTTGGGGTAAACACAAATGGAAATTGATTTTCCAATTTAGCTCCATCTTGTGATGGGTATGAAAGATAACCATCAATATTTATTTTACCAATATTAACACCTTTAATAAAATCATTAATTATTGTTAAAGATTCTTCAGAAGTTTTACCAGTAAAGTTTAATTCATATAAAGTTGTTCCTTTGTAACTATCTAAATCAGAAGTAAGGAAAATTTTATTGGATAAAGTTTCAGGTACTGGAATTAAACTATATAATTTTACACTACCATCAAATGTTGTTCCTGTTGTTGAAAGATTTGTAATTTCCCACTCAACCAAATTTTTAACTTGTCTACTTTCTTTTATGTATTCGGTAACTGTTTTTGGTTCACCTTTAATTTTTTCTAATGGAGATGTGGATATTTGTAAAAATGATCTTTTATCATTTGGTACGGGTATATTAAAATCAGCACTTGAAGATTTAAGAGGATCTAATTTACCTGCTCGTATTAACACATCATTTTCTTTAACAACAA